TTTCCTGTGTTTCTTCTTGGATATCCCCTTTTGTATATGTTTCAAGGGATTTATAGAATACCTTTTTCTTTCCCCAGTGATTATTATCATAATTAAATAATAGTAATAACTTACACATTGCTTCAAATACATGTTGTTTCCTGAAATTCTGGTTAGATACAGATGTATCTCTCGGGAATAAATCAATGAATTCCCGGAATGTTATTAAGAAATCTGTGTCTTTTTTAAGTTCGTGATGATACATGGTATAAATAGCATATAACAAATGTGTTAATGACGCTTTATCTTCATTAAAGTATTGTGTTATAAATCCAAATCTCTTATTATCACATTCCACTTTTGCGGTCTTTCTTTCTCTCTGTTTTTCTCTAACGTGAATTGCTAAATTATCTTCATGGACACATTCAGGGATATCATTTCTATTCAAAAAACGCGGTATAGATCTACTCTTGCTCTTAGTTTTAGTTTTACTTTTTGAAACACTTTTACTTTTATCTCTTGTTTTTCTAGTTCGACTTTTAATTATTCTCTTAGTTATAGTTTTATTTGGCGTGATTGTTTTTATCATAATAAAAAATATTTATTATAATATAAGAATATTTTTGTTTTATTTAATTGTATTATTTATCCTTTATAGGATTTTATAATTATAGTATTTTATAAGTAATATTAATGTTATTATTATATCATGACCATATATCTTATATCTTATATCTTATATCCTATATCATTTAAAAGAAACTCTTAAATTTTGTAAAATCCTCAATTAGTAACTCACATGCCCCTTTGATTAATAAATAAATATCCTTATTCTCAATCTCTACATTATGGAAACATACTCTAATAATGGAGTAATCATCGTGCGGATGGAGTTTATTAAACCCTACATAATTGATAATATCGCGTTCTTTATAATACTTATTATGGAATATATACTCGATACATTTTCCAATTGTATAACTTTCATCTTTTAGAATAATATCATATGTTTTATTAACAGTTGAACCAATACGAATTTCAATATCTCCTTTATCCGATTTTTCAATATAATCCTGGAATTTATTAATAAGAATGTCACAAGCTTTTTTAACCAATGTCACATTATCATAAATCCCAATAGTCTCAATTGTATAATCAAAACTATCTGGTTTAGTGATACGTTTGGCATTGTGTAAGAACCAGTTTCGACGTTCAAATTCAATGTCTTCGGCACTATTCCCGCTATCTTTTAGTTTATTCTCGCGTTGTTTCCAAGCCTCTTGACCTTTGATATTATCAGGAGTAAACCCATAAGCACACGCTGATACAACATTAAATGCACTATTTTCAATAGAAGTCCCAATAGTTAATTTTGATTCAAACTTAATTTTTTCTCCTGGTAAGTCATTGCTTAGCCTTGGTCTCAAACGACAAAATAATATATATTCGCCTACTGTTTTGTTTGCTGGGAAAATCTTTTCTACTTCCTGTTTTACTAAATACTTATCTGTTTTAATATTTTTAATTTTAAAATATTCTGTTGTAACTAGCAAGGTGGAATCAGTTTCATTTGTTACATCCAATTCAACAACATAGTCCTCGATCGGAAAATCAAGGTTAGTAATGTGGATTGGGATACAACTCAAACGATGTTTAAGAATTTCATTATTTAATCGTGTCGTATTGTCAATAATATTTACTTTACAGTCTTCATATGGCATTGTTTTAAATACAACAGTAGGAATATTAGAAATAATAGTGCGTCTTACAGCATTTGCCAAACTAATATTGATATCTCCTGCTGTAAATGTAATAATATCATCATTTGTTTCAATATTAGAGATATTAATCCGGGACATTATAATATATTGTAGTATTATTTTTAATATCGTATTTGTTTTAATCAATTTTATTTTATATGGGATATAAATTTTAGATATAATGAATTTGTTACAAAGATATTGTTACAAAGGTATTGGGTATTTTTGTATTTCTATTATAATTAATTACCCTTTTAATATCCTGTAAAAATATATAGGTATATATTATAAATATGATAAAAACAACCCCAACGAAGTCACTTTTAAAAACGCAAAAAGCAACAAAAAGCAAGGTAATAACACAACATAAAAAAACACACAAATCTGGTAATTCTATACATAAAAAATACAATCCTAATAAATTTATTCAACATACTATGGATTATTTAGCAAGTATAAAAATGTATCACTGGACAACAAAATCATATCAGGCACATAAATCAACCGATAAACTGCATGGTAAATTACAGGCATTAATGGATAGTTATGTAGAGACAAGTTTAGGACATGATATATGTAATAAGAAAACCCTAAAAACCGCAATTAAAAATATACGCGTAAAAACCCTACATAATAATAGGGATTTACATAAACATACAAGGGCATACAAAGGTCATATGAAATCAGTTCGTGATGAATTGGAGAGAAATAATGCTGATGAAATAATATCTATTATTGATGAGATAATAGCCGAATTAGATGTGTTGTCATATCTTAATACTTTAGAATAAATACAATAAACGTTTATTTAATTAAATTTTTAAGTTATTTTAATGATAAAATTACCTATAATATAAGTAATGAGTGCAGTATTATATTATAGTACATTTTGTAAGCATTGTAATGATTTATTACAATATTGTTCGAGATTGAATATAACTAACGAATTACATTTTTTGTCTATTGATAAAAGAATTAAAAAAGGTAATCAAACGTTCATATTATTAGAGAATGGGAGTGAAATATTATTACCATCGGCAATACGTTGTGTGCCATCATTACTATTATTACAAAATGGAAATAGAATATTGGAGGGTGATTCCATAAAAGATTATATTACTCAAAAAAGTCGGCATGGAAGTGGGAATAATCAAACTATGATGCAACAAAATGGGAATAACGCACAACCACATAGAGACCAACACACGAGACAACCAAATAACCAACCATTAGAAGAACCGGATGCTTTCAGTTTAGCTGATTTAGGTGGGTCTGTGGTGAGTGATAATTTTAGTTTCTTGGATCAAACAGATGAAGAATTGAGTGCTAAAGGCAGTGGTGGTATGCGTCAATTATATAATTACGCTACAATTAATCATAATGATACAATTCAAACACCACCCGATTCTTATTCCCCTGATAAAGTGGGTAGTAATAGTTTAGAACAATTGATGGCACAACGAGATAAGGATGTCCCTAGACAACAACCAAGGATGTAAATATATTAGTAATTATACATTAACCTTTATAACAACTAAATAACTTAAAAACAAATAATTAATAAAATATAATCATGTCTATCTTAACCGCATTTAATAATCACTTCATTGAATTTTTAGAAGATGTATCTAATATATTCCCCAATGATAAGGATATTAAAAAATCAAAAGTAAGTCTTGAACTGTTAAAAAAGACAAACCCTAGACTAATTATTAAAGTCTGGAAAGAACAAATCGCATCAAAATATAGAGAGAAGATTGAGGCGGGGGATATCTCTTTTTTTCTAAATAAAGATTATTCTTCAGATATCGATGGTGCCAATGAATCAACCAAAATTATGTCTTCTATTGAACGCCTACGTGTTCCAATTTCTAATATGGGCGAAGACAACCAAGAGAAAACAATGAAATATATCCAGAATTTAACTAAATTAAGTGATCTTTATTAAATACCCCAAATAACTATTTAAACATATAATATATGAAATATTATATGTCTTCAACCAATAAAATACATATTACAAAGGAGAGTTTGATTGATTTCTGTAAAATTATTTATGAATTTAGTGATGATCTTGTTTATACTTTTCCCGAGTTAGAAAATAAATTAAATGATGGAATTATTAGTATTAAAACTATAATCAGTGAGTATAAGGATAATGACAAGGATAAACAGGAAGATTTGAATAAAATATTTGAAAATATGGAAGAATATGAGAATTCAAAAAACAAAACACACGGAGAAAGTTGTGAAGATAAAAAAAATGAAGAAACTGAAAAAACGAATAAATATAATGAACTAAAAGAGTGTTTGGTATCAAATAAATCCGTAATTGAATTATATAAATATTGTCTCTCTATATACCCCGAACGTTTCTTTGATATTATATATCAAAATGATGATATGTTTTCTGATGAAAATGTGGATACTCATTTTTTACCAGGGATTGAATTCTCTAAATTATGGGTTCAAAATATCTCTGATAATACAAAACAAGTAATTTGGAAATATCTTCAGATAACTTTATTATGTGTAATATCATCTGTAAAGGATAAATCCCGGTTTGGAAATACAGCCAAATTATTTGAAGCAATTGATGAAGATGAATTAAAACATAAATTAGAAGAAACCATAGAAGGTATGCAGGATATGTTTGATTTTTCTGGAATGAATTTTTCCAAAGAAATGGGGATGGGAATGGGGATGGATGGTTCAGGACACGGGGGGTTTGACGCATCCAATATCAATCTTGATGGTATGCCAAGTGCGGATGATATACATTCTCATATTGGGTCGTTGATGTCTGGAAATTTGGGAAACTTGGCGAGAGAAATCATTGAAGAAACCGCAGGAGATTTAAAGATAGATTTTAATGATAACGATACAGCGGGGAACTTATTCCAAAAGATGTTTAAGAACCCTGGTAAATTAATGAATGTAATTAAGAATATAGAAGGGAAAATAGAGAATAAATTGAAAGACGGGAATTTTAATCAATCCGATTTATTGAAAGAGGCTGAAGAAATGATGGGTAAAATGAAAGATATTCCCGGTATGAAAAATATCCAAGGGATGTTGAGTAAGATGGGCTTACCCGTAGATGGTTCGTCAAGCGGTAATTTTAATATGGGAGCATTTAAGACCCAAATGCAAGATAATTTGAAAAAGGCAAAGATGAAAGAACGAATGATGCAACGATTAGAGAAAACAAAGAAAGAACAAGAGGAATTTAAAAATATTGGTGTTGTTGAAAATGTAGATACAACACACAACCAAAATATAAAACCATATACAGATGAGGAATTAATTCAAGAATTTAAATTTACTAGAGGAGAAGCACCGGAGAGAAGCAACCGTAAACAAAAACCAGCATATGATGCTGGGAAGAGTGTAAGTAAAACAAAACAAAAGAGTAAAAATAAGAAGAATAAGAAACACTAGAAACAGTTGAATTATTTTTTCAGGTATAAAAAATATAGTTAAATTTAACGATTATATTTTCATTAAAATACATTATATTATATATATAACAATTATGAGTGAGGAATTTTGGTTAAATAATCCATTAATCTTAATGAATAAGAAATATATATATAATATTATACCTTCTAGCAACAATACTTTAATTAGTAATTTAAATACAATAACTAGAGTAGTTATATTCTTATCATTTATAGGTTATACTTTAACACGCTCTATTAAAATACTAATATCTGCTATAATAACTATCGCAATTATCATAGTAATGTATAAAACAAAATGTAATAAAAATGATAGTAATAATAAAGATAAAAAGGAAAAAAAAGAAAAACTAAAGACGATATTAAAAGAAGGATTTAGTGTGAATGGGACAGGTATGGGGTTAGGAAGGGGCTTAAATAAGCGCCAATCAACACAACCGGTAACTGCTAATAAATATTCACCAACAAAAGAAAACCCATTTATGAATGTTCAAATGCAAGAATATAAATATAAACCTACCAGGGAGGAATCGCAACCATCAGCAAATCCAAATATAGAGGATGAAATAAATGAAAAAGTTAAGGAGAGTTTGGATCCAAGATTATTCCAAAATTTAGGAGATAATATAGAATTCAATCATAGTATGCGAAGTTTCCATACAACTCCAAACACACAAATACCAAATAATCAAAAAGAGTTCGCAGAATTCTGTTATGGAAATATGTCTTCATGTAAACAAGATAGTATTGAATGTGTTAAAAATAATTATCGTTGGACAACTCCTTAAATTAATATGGGAATAGTATATATTGTATAATTAATAATTAATAATTAATAATGAATAATGAATAATGAATAATGTATAATAAGAATACAACCCAAAGAGTAAAACAAAAATTAAAATATTATTAATTCATTATTCTATGAATTTAAATTATAAAATATTATATATAATAGTATATATAATGTCAAGTGTCTATAATTTTACTTTTGAAAATTTAACACGTTATAGTGATGATAGTTGTTATATTACAGAGAGAGAACGTCAAAATACACAATATGGCAATTACAATCTCTCTAATTATTTCGCAGATGATTGTAGATTAAAAAAACCATTAGATATTGCACTGAGCCAACCAAATATTTTTTTAAATAGTAAAGGTAATACAGGTATTGGGGGGTGCAACGTAGATAATGAGAGTGAACTCAAAATAGGGACAATACAAACAAATCCAAAATGTAGAATAAGTTTATTAACTCGTCCATTTTCTACTGTTCCATATTTAGGACGTGGTATATCTAGACCTTTAGAGGAATCTAAAATACAACAAGGAGATTGGGTAACTAACCGAAAGAGTTATAATACTATGAGTGAAAAATCACACATAGACTATAGACATTATCCTTTAGTGCCTTCATTGCAAGCAACAATTCAAAACCCACATAATCTAATTGAGGGTGTTGCTGCGGAAGGTTGGATTAAAGGAGGGATACCAACACGCGATTTAATCAGAGATCAGGATTACATGCAAAAATATCAATAAATAAGCTTAATAAATATAGAAAAACATCCATATAAAGCAATATAACTAATATTATATAATGTCAAATAAGGAATTATATAATTATGATTATGAATTAAGTTATTCACAATATGATGATGAAGATTTAGGTGATACTTATTATAGGAGGGATATCCTTAATATATTCAATGTTGATTTTAATAATAATATGACATATAATTATATTGACTGTGATAGTGATAATAAAGGTGTTACTGACAATGATAAAAAAAAAGAATTAAGCGATGAAGATTTATTCAAATTAGATTTATTCCATATTATTGGTGAAAAAGCAGGACAAATATATGAAATATTACCGAAGGATAATGAATTATTCAATTCACTATGTATAGAATCATCAGGGAGGCTTTTTTCGTGTGATATGGTTACCGGGTTTATGATGTTATTTTCATTCCAAACTTTAGAAATACAGCATGAATTACTACAATACTTCTTTAAAAATGGTTCATTTAATAATGAATTATTAGTTAAATTTAGAGAGAAATTACAAAATATATAGGTTACAACATAAAATAATAGAAATTACAGAATATAAGATTATTATATATATATAATAAAAAATATAAAGTATAAGATATAAAATGGAAGCGTTAAGAATGAAAACCACAAGCATGATTATGCAACCAAAAGAACAATGTTTAGATGTAAGAGATAATTCCCTTATATTAGACAATAGGACATTTCACGGACGAAGATATGCATACAAAAATAGTTTTCCTTGTAATGGTATAAATCCGGGCAATATGCCAAATAGCACGTTATCATACAATTCAACAGATGTAGAAAGCACACTTTTTGGTATAGATATTAGTGGAAAAATACGTAACCCAAGACTTGAACAAAAATTATTGGTTTCATATAAACCAAAAAAACTCGAAGAAATCCACTTTTTTGAGAAAAATAATATAACTTATATCCCGGAACCTCTAGTTATAGAGAGAAATCAAAGACCTATTATACCTTAATAGTTAAATAGTTAATATATATTATGCGAATACTTTAGTAAAATATATATGATAAAATTATATATGATAAAATATTATATAGATATATAGACACATATATATATAATGGCATATACGCGTTATAATTATGATGATTGTAGAACAAAAAAACTATTACAAGAGAGTACTGATCCAGGAAGATGGATATTAAATAAACCTGGATGTGGGACACCTTTATATTTTGATGATCCACATATTAGAATGCAACAGTGGGGTGCGAATATAATGGATACCCCAAATAATCACCCAATTGATATAGCAAGTGATTTAGATGGGAGAACGCGGAAATTATCAAGATATTGTAGTTTGAAAGACTATCCTAATAATGGTATAATTGCAACTAAAAATGTCACTACATATCCCATTAATAAAACATCAATAACTAAAAGTAGTAGGACAACAAATCCAGCATGGCTATATAAAGATTTAGAACAAACACGTTGGGAGTATCCATTAATGAACCCACAAGAGAATATATGCATACCATTTCATAATAATCTAAGCACACGTACTCTAGAAAAGGATAGTTTTATCCCGAAGATACCTGTACCTTTTTGTTAAAATCTAATTTATTGGCATTTGTTATTGGCATTTGTTATAAATTTATTATAAATCCTCATAGTATATTATAAATGGTGCTTCATATAGATGATATAGAACATATAGAAACTATACATGATAATGAATGGACTCCAGTTATATTTAACGAATTTATAGATTACCTAGCTATAAACGGAAATGATAAAGTGAATAATAAAGACTATTATGGAAGAACTATTTTATTAGCAATGGTTGATGAATCAACACAGCAAATGGTTAAGGTAAATAGGAGAACGCCTAAATTAAATCCATTATATAGTGAATATTTAGATAAAATACGTAGTATTATTAGATTGGGAGGTAATCCGTATATAGAAAACGACGATGGTGAAGACACCTATGATATCCTAAAAAGAAATAGAAACCTACCTATGTATTTAAGAATACCACAAGATATAAGGGATATGGTATATAATAATATTAAAATTATACTTGATAGCAATATAATCCCTGTAGTTTCAGCAGCAGCTGCTGGTGGTAGGAATAATAAAAAATATAATTATAAGACTATAAAAAACAAAAAAATAAGATCAAATAAGTATAGTAAGAATAAAGGGAAAAAATCATTAAAAAATAGAAATACAGTAAATAATAAAGGTATGAGAAAGAGAACAAAATAATACAAAACGAGAGAGTAATAATAGTATAAATAATTATATAAAATATAGGCATTAAGATATATGAATATATGAGACAGTAATCAATAATTAATAATCAATAATCGATAATCAATAAACATAGATAAATAATAAATTAGTTTAGATATATTTTACTATTTTAATAATATATAATAAGAAATATATATTATTATATATAATGGCAGAAATTATGATACCTTTAGCTTTATTAAGTGGAATGTATATATTATCTAATCAAAATGAGGATGAAAAACAAGCACATAATAAAAATGTAGAAAAAAATAGAGAGACATTTATAAATAACAACACAACTTTAAATAAAGTAAAAAATGCTGAATTGCCAAATAATAAACAAATAGAAAATAATTTTCCAGTTTCTGGGACTGCTGTATTGAAACACTCTCCACAATATTATCATAACCCAAATAATTCAAAAGGTGATTTTTTCCAGGAAGTAGAATATAAAAAACAAGCATCACAAAATCCTAATACTTATAAATCACTTACAGGGAATGATGTAACAGCAAGCGATTTAAACCATAATAATATGGTTCCATTTTTTGGAACTAATGTAAAACAATATAATGGTTCAGCAATAAATGAGAGTAGATTGGATAATATGATAGGTAGTGGGTCACAACACATAAAAAAACAAGAAATGGCACCTCTATTTAGACCAGAGGAAAATATGCACTGGGCTCATGGTGCCCCTAATCAAAGTGATTTTTATCAATCGCGCGTTAATCCCTCGGCAAGTATGGCAAATGTTAAACCATTTCAGGAGATACGTGTTGGTCCAGGGTTAAATAAAGAAGGTGGAGTTTTAGGGAGTGGTGGATTCAATTCAGGGATGGAAGCAAGAGAACAATGGATTAGTAAAACAGTAGACCAACTACGGACTAAAAATAATCCAAAACTAACATATGAAGGTGTTACATTGGGTGGAAAAGCACAAGTAACCAACCGCGGTTCTATGGGGAGATTTGAGCAACATAAACCCGACACATATTTTATTAATGGTCCGGAGAGATATCTTACAACAACAGGACTTGAGAAGGCACAAACAGCACGTTCAGAACAAATTATGCCTGAAGAAGCAAGAACTGATACAACACGTGAATATTTTGGGACTGGTGCGGATACACAAAATAAGGCAACTTATACACCTGGAACTTATATGGATACAAAAAGGAATGTCCTTGATCCATTCAATAAACATATAACAAACGCACACGCTCCAAATAGACAAAAAGCAGGCGAAGGAGATCACGGTATTAATGGATTTAAAGAAAGTGTTACACACAATAATAGGTCTTTAACGACCCAACGACAGCCAGAATATGGCATAGTCTCATCCATTGCAAAAGCGGTTATAGCCCCAATTATGGATTTATTAAGACCAACAAGGAAGGAAAATGTAGTTGGAAATTTAAGAATGGCAGGAAATGCTAATGGTAGCACAAATATCGCCGGGTATGTCTATAATCCGGCAGATAGAACAAAGACAACCATTCGGGAGATGACCGAAGAACGAAAAGAACACAACTTTATTAATAGTCAAAATGAAGTTGGTGGTTATGGTTATATTGTTAATAAACAGCGTCCTGTGAACCAAGCAAGAGACACAACTAATACTGAATATATGGGTGGTAATAATAATCAAGGGGAACTAGGAGGGTATGGTTATATTGTTAATGAACAACAGCCTGTAAATCAAGCAAGAGACACAACTAATACTGAATATATGGGTGGTAATAATAATCAAGGGGAACTAGGAGGGTATGGTTATACTGTTAGCGAACAACAACCTGTAAGTCAAGCAAGAGACACAACAAATATTTTTTATATTGGTGGTCAAAATAAACAATCTAGTGATAATGGTGGTTATGGATATATAGTGAATAAACAAACACCCGTTACACAGGCGAGAGATACAACTAGCACATATTATGTAGGAAACTCAGGTAACACAAATAACTCAACAAATATAAGAACATATGATTCAGCATATAATGCAAATCTTATTGATAAAGAGCCTATGGCTAGAGGACGTGTTCCTATGGGGAATAATGTTAAAGTATTCAATGGACAGGATAATATAAACATTAAGATTGATAAATTAGAAAGTGATAGACACAATAACCGTATGTTTGTACCTCAACAAGTATCAATATCAACCCCTTCAGTTCAACATAAAGGACAATTAACCGCAAGAAGTGAGTACGGTCAAGGTGTTAATTGCGAGAGAAACGCACCTGAATTATTATCGGCATTTCATAAAAACCCATATACTCATTCATTAACTGGTGCCGTATGATAAGTAATATATATTATAAATCCAGGACATATATCACATACAGATATAAATACACAATATCCACGTTATATATTTAAATATAATTTATTATTAATATGTAATTACGCACTCATAATAAAATAAATAGATCATGTTAGATATTCATAAGAATATAAAAACACAATTGAAAAAATTTATAGAACATAATAAAATACCAAATATAATACTCTATGGAGATAGTGGTTCAGGCAAGAAAACAATTTTATATGATTTTATAAGTGAAATATATACCGGTATTCATAATAAAAAAGATTATATAATGTATATAAATTGTGCGCATAATAAAGGTATTAAATTCATCCGCGAAGAATTAAAATTTTTTGCTAAAATAAACATCCAGAAAAATAACATTTTTAATAAATCCAATGTCTATAACTCTAATACAATAACACACACCCCCACCCAAACAAACATAAACACTAATAGTTTTAATAGTCAATATATAAATAATGATAATTTATATAAAAAAAACCCCCTAATAAAGAGTGTTATATTGATAAATGCTGATTTTTTAACAACAGACGCACAATCAGCATTAAGGCGTTCAATCGAGTTATTTTCAAAAAATACAAGATTTTTTATGGTTGCGAAAAATAGAGACTCTTTATTAGACCCTATAATATCTAGATTTTGTAATATTTATATCCCAAATCCTATAATAAAAGGTCGTGTTGTGAATTTACACAAAATTAATAAGTATCAATTTATAGAAGCACAAACGAGGAAACATAATATTATAATTAAAAAAATGTTATTATCCCTCAATAGATCTAATATTTTGAAACATAGCATTGATTTATATGAAAATGGATGTTCTGGTATTGAATTATTAGATTATATAATGGAAAAATATAGTAATATAAAGAGTATAAATAATAAAAAAACGGATTTTTATAGTGATATAGATACAGCAACAATAAGTAAAATGATATTGTATTGTCATAAAATAAAAACAGAAATTAGAAGTGAGAGGTTATTCATATTATTCATATTGAATAGTTATTTAATGCGTCACATAATAAGTTTAGAAAATATAGATATAATGTAAATGGACGATTTTAATTTATCAACCCTTACAGAATCGCGAAATGAGTATTGTGCGTTGCTTTTATCAAAAATAACACCATTTATAATACAGGGAATTTATTCTATATTTAATGAAGCAAATAAATTGTGTTATGAAAATGATGAAGAGGAAAAATACTTAATGACATTCCAAAATTTTCTTGCTCGTATAACTAAGTGGAACCAAGAAATTATTAATAATGAGACAGAACGCATTATTAAAACAAGTGGCTGTAATTATTTAGAAGATTTACTTACTTGTGTCCATGTTACACAATTAAAATTATTGACCAGTGTCAGGGTAGGAAGCAAACAGAAAAAAATAGATATAGATATCCCAAAATTAAATAATTTCATTCATCAGATATATATACATTTAGCACGCAAAGTGTATAAAAATGTATTTTTATTTGATAAAAACGCACCATCACTACAACAACAGAAAAATATGAGAGAGCTAGAAATTATTGTTAAGGAGTGCATTTTAGGGGTAATACGGGATACAATGCCTTTAGAGACAATATTAAGGAGTTATTTGGATGAAACACACGAGGAAGATGTGGAAGAAATAATAGAAGAAGTTAGACAAGAAATAAAAGAAGAACTAGAAGGTATAGAAAAACAATCCAATAACAGTATAGATGATAATATAAATAAAATAGAAAATATAGATACTAAATCACAATTAGAAACTCATTGTCATGATAATAAGGATAAACTACAAGGGGGTAAAAGTAATGAAATTAGTAGTAATGATATCATAGAGAAACAAAATAACCACGATGAGAAAGTTAAAGAACTTGAAGATAAAATAACAAATACTATAATAAGCACCAAAGAGGACACAAATATGGATATAATAAAAAAACCAGAAATTTTAGTTAAAAATGTTGTTGATCATGGGACAGACCCAGTAATTGATAATACTCTAAGAACAAATTTTAATGATAATGATAAAATAGTTCAATATAATCCAAAAGATGAGACAACCCTTGCGACTAAAGAAAATGAAAAAACTGAATTTGTTTCAAAAAGCATAGATAACTTGGAGAAAATAAGCGATGAAAGATGGAGAGAAAGAGCAGAAGATGTTGATGAAGACGAAGAAGACGATGGAGATGAATTTAAATTAAAGATATTTGAAGATGCTAATATACAACTAGATGAATTAGATATTCACAATATAGAAAAACCGATAGAATTAAATATAAAAAATATATTAGATGATGATATTATTGAACTTCATTAATTGAAAATTGTTTATAATCCATACATTTACCTTATCCATATTTAAACCACATTTAATGCGTTATAATAACATTTTGTAATTCTTTTATTATATTATTACTAGAATAAATGAATTTTATACTTGCGTTGTTATGTTCCATTATATTCTTTTGTGTAAAATTTGGAGAGAATAAGATCTTTAAAAAAAATACACCAATGAAAGAAATTATGCGTAATTCAGTATTAGTTGGTTTTTCGGTTATTGTTGGTGAATTATTATCTCATCAATTTGATAATTTAGCCAATATTACTTCATCGCCTGTTGTTTTTATAAATGAACCTAGTTTTTAGGTTATTTAGGTTATTTATGAATTGAGTGATTGAGGGATTGATTGACTATATGACTGTATGACTGATTAAATGATTTTATAGGTTATTTTATTAACTCTTTATAATAATTAATTACATTTAACAATAATATATATTTCGTATAACTTTACACAAAATATATATGACAACATTATTAGAAAAGGTTATTATTAATTTTTGTTAAGAACATCAATATCCATTAATAATATATTTTTATCATTTAACAATTCTCTCTGTATATCTAATGATAACCTATTAAAGGACTTGAATATTTCTTTATTTAATTGATTTTCAGGTGTATGTTTATGCACACGTTTTGCTATTATTTTATATAATTTAAATCCAGGATATCTCTCTTTTCCATTTGATTTATATAATATATTTCTCCCATTATCATCCGTTACCCATTCCTTGACTAAATCTTCAATAATACCATTATAACTATCTATATCCATCTCATCTGGGATAAAATGATCGAATAAAGAACACCCTAACCGCGTTAAATCAAACGAAAAATTGGGACTTACTCGGGGTTTAGTATTGTCAAAAAATGGTTCGTGGTTATATTGTCCATATGCGTCTTCATCTATATTGTAAGCATCACACATTATTTGAATATTATTATATTTAAATGCAGCTCTACCAAAATCTATTATTTTATATATCTTTCCATATGTAGGTACCTTATAATACTTATCATCAAACTTATAATATAAGAATAATTTATCTGTCTCATTATACATAATATTATTTGTATGCAAGTCATTATGTGTAAAATCAAATGCTTTTTGATAAGTTAATAGTGTCATTATTATTTGCATAAGTATAGACAACCATTCTTTAGGACTTATAATGTTATTATTCATATAATTATCTAATGTATCTTGTAATCTTTCAAGTGAGATAACATTTATTGGAAATTTATCTATGGATATTCCACAAAATTCATCTTCTAATGATGTCCCGAATGAACCACTATCACAAGATGAAGAAGAATATATTGATTCCAAATTATTAGCAGTTGTGGATCTACTATTTACAGATATTGAACTTTTAATAGAAATATTCTTTGTTTTTTCTTTGTTTTCTTTGTTATCTTCAGCGTCTTCATTATCTATAGTATCAAATATATGAGTATTTTCTGTGCTATGTGTAGTATTCGAACCACCGCAGTAACTATCACTATCACTATCATTGTCATAGTTTTTACTTCTCTCATCATTGTCATCATTGTCATCATTAATTAATTCATTATTTATTATAAATTTATCAATGTCTCTGATATCTTTCAATTCTATTTGTTTCTCATCCCTGACAAATTGTTTATTATTCTTAAATATATCACCAAATGATTCACAACTATTTACAGAGAATGCTGTTTCTGTTTTATTTAATATAATATTTTTCTTATTTTTCCTAGTATCAAAATTAATAAGTTCATTAAAATCATCTTGAACCTTTACTATATTACCAATACATTTATCAAAGAAAAATGTTGATTGTTGTAATGCTTCCAAGTCATCCGCAATATTGACTATAAAATCTTTTTTTATACATGTGAAAGAACCATAAAAATCAACACCATGCACGAAATTATTATTATTTAATAACTGGCACGATAAATATGAAAAAAATGATTCTGTATAAGCAGTATTATATGGAGTATTTACCTTATTACTTACATATTTCGTAAAATCTTTATTTTTGAATAACTCTTTAGAATAATCAAATACATTGATGTAATCATTCGTTAATTTTATATTTTCTCCATTTACTTTATTTCCGTCACTATCACTATTATTATAATTATGTATCGGTAAAACACATATATCATTCAGTGATATATCTTCTAATTTACCTGCTAAAAATCTTATTGGATCAATAAGAGGGGAATATTTTAGAAACGTTTCTCTCTCAATACCATTTTCTAATCTAATCTTATAATTAGTATTATCTATTTGTTCTATAATTTCTCTCAAATGATTACGTTCATTTAGATTTATAGAGTTCCAATTTGTGTCATTAAGTGAAAAAAAAAGTTTATATATAGGGTTATAATTTTGGATCTTATCAAATGTGTTATTTACACCTTTTAATGAATTGTATAATTCTATATTTTTATTTTTTTTATAATTTATGCTAAACATTAAAGTTATATTATAAAATGTATTTTATCTTTAAACTAATAATATATTTTAGAGAATTTATTTGGGTTATATTAATGTTAATCTATTTCATTATTAATAAATAATATATCTATAAGTTCAATAATTGAATAATATATATTATTTTGTAATATATACACATAAAAATGTCATCGATGAATTTAGAACTGAAAAAATTTAATATGAAACAAATAACATTTAACCCAAATGAAAATAAGGGTCCTGTGGTTGTTTTAATTGGACGACGTGACACAGGTAAATCATTCTTAGTCCGTGATTTATTATATTATCATCAGGATATACCTGTAGGGACAGTAATATCTGGAACTGAGGCAGGTAATGGATTTTTTAGCAAACATGTGCCTAAACTATTTATACATGATGAGTATAATACAGTTATTATAGAGAATATATTAAAACGTCAAAAGATGGCATTGAAGAGTGTTAAAAAAGAAAAAGAGGCATACGGAAAGACTAATATTGATCCCCGTACATTCGTTATATTAGATGATTGTCTATATGATGCTACATGGTCACGTGATAAGGTTATGCGCTTATTGTTCATGAACGGACGACATTGGAAAGTGATGCTTGTTATAACTATGCAATACCCGCTTGGTGTCCCTCCTAATCTCAGGACAAATATAGATTATGTATTTATATTGAGAGAGAATTACATTAATAATAGAAAACGAATATACGATAATTATGCTGGTATGTTTCCAACATTCGAATCATTTTGCCAAGTTATGAACCAATGCACTGAAAATTATGAATGTTTAGTTATTAATAATAACGCAAAAACTAATAAATTAGATGAACAAATATTTTGGTATAAAGCCGAAACACGTCCAGATTTTAAGATTGGTTCTAAAGAATTTTGGGAGATGTCTAAAGACATAAATAGCGATGACGATGATGATGGTAATATATACGACCCTAAAGCATTGACTACAAAAAAAGGACCACGTATTAATGTTAAGAAAAATAAATGGTAAATAAATTAGAAAATACAAACTTAAAAAATATAAGATGCAAAAATATACATGAATACATACATGTGAAAAATAAGTATATATAAATTACTTAAATATATGATAATTAATTTATATACAATCCCTTATATGGAACAATCACCAAATAATATGATGAATTCTATGATGAGTACTAATATGATAAGTATGATGAGCATGAAAAATGATGTTACCGCTTCACAAATCATATTTGGTATAATAGTAATGAATTTTATGGCGCTATTACCATACATTAAAGCATATATGATGAAACATATTAATAATTATATTAATAAAAATAAGGCAAAGATTGAAAAAATGGTTAATATAAAGAATACTAATATTGATGAAAAACGAGAAATAATATCATCAATTAAACTTGTTAGAGGAGATAATAATGATATAAGTTTGGTTTTTGATTCCATTAATTTCTATGTCATTCATAATAATAATGCTAAGTTTCTACACTACAAAAAAGATTTTACAGTAATAAATGATGAAATATTTAAAATAAATGAAACAGTTTATTGCAAAGTATCTAATGATATTGCCTCGGATAAAGATGAAACTAATTATATTATTGAGTTATTTTCGTATGATTTGAAATTATCTGAATTAAAACATTTCATCGATGAGATGAAAAAACAATATATGCATGAACAGAACAATAAACTAGGACAACAGAAATTCTATTTTGATGAGAAACATGTTACATTACCGTTAGATGATTCAAAGAATATCCGTTTTGATATGGCACCAAAAAATCTCAATTTTATAATGACGCCATTTTATACAAATAAATCATTGTCTAATATTTTTGGACATCATTTACAAAATGTAAAAGAACGCGTTGATATGTTCCTTAATAATAAAGAATGGTATAAAGAAAAGGGTATCCCTTACACATTAGGTATTATGCTTCATGGACCACCCGGAACTGGAAAAACATCACTTATTAAAGCAATATCAAAGGATTCCAAAAGGCACGTTTTTAATATTAAATTTAATAAAGATACAACACAGACACAATTAAGAGATTTGTTTTTTAATGAAAGTGTTAGTATTCTACAGAATGGTAGAAGCGAGAGATTTAATATCCCTATTAATGAAAGAATTTATGTAATTGAAGATATTGATTGCCTAACAGATGTATTAAATGAGAGGGTTAAAGTAAATAATACAACAGATAATGATGATATTAATAGTAAAGATAATGGAGAAGAAGATAATGATATTAATAGTAAAGACAATGGAGATATAACAAATACACATACAAATATTAGTAATTATAATAGTGACGGATATGATGGTATGAACCCGGTAAGGGGAGGATATATGAATTTTGGTATTGATAGGCAAAATAAAGATAATCTGGCTTATTGTGGTGAAATAAGTAGTAATTATGCTTCATTCAATAAGACAAACGCACCACAACCTATATGTAATGATACCATGGGAGGTAATTCAAAATTTTCCAATTTTACAACAAATAATATTATATCTGATACAATAAATAATGCCAAACCACAAGAATTCAAAAAAGATAAGAACCCATATTCTGATGGTGAAGAATTAAACTTATCGTTTATTCTTAATTTATTAGATGGTATATTAGAAACACCCGGACGTATTTTAATAGTAACATCCAACCACCCAGATAAGTTAGATAGTGCATTTATTCGTCCAGGGAGGATTGATGTAAATCTTATGGTGGGATATTGTGATATCAATATGATAATTGATATGTTTAATTTTTTCTATGATACAGAATGCAATCATCTATTTGATGATAAAGGTAAAAAAATAATAAGTAATAAAAATATTACTCCAGCAGAATTAAATAAAATTATTTTGAATAATTATAAATCTCCCGAACTAGCATATAATGAATTAATTAGATAATTAATATGTAAAATACAATCATACAAGATAATTTTTATATAGCGTTATCATTATCATTATTATAATTTAGTCTCTAAAAATTATATAAATTTTATTTTTTATTTTTATATAATTTATTGGTTATTGTATATTATTTAATACTTATTACGTAGTATATATTATTATGTGTATGTCAACATAATTATTTATTAGTTATTATTTATCAATGCATATTGATTAGTCATTACGTTTAACATCATCAGTATTGAATAATTCATTTTTAATATCAGCACTTGATACAACACCATTTGACACTAATGCATTCTCAGTTGTATTCATATTAGCAACACCAACCAAATTGCCTTGTTCATCAATATTTTGAGTTAATTTATTTCCACTTTCCAGTGCTAATTTTTTATTTTCCTCAATAGCACTTTCTTTAGCATCTTTAACGCGTCTTTCAAATTCATTCTTGGCATTTTCTTCATTCTTTTTCTTTTCACTCATCAATTGGTTAAGTTCCTTCTCCAGATATTCAACACGTCCTGTTTTGTATGCCTCCGGCTCCCAAGGGATCCACATACCAACGGGTCCAACATAAATATTATGGTTAGGATCTTGTTCTCTCAATAATTTAGCACGTAATTCTGCTTCTTTCTGTGAAGGAAAACTACCACGTATTTTAATACCTCTCACGTTTGTTTGGTAATTATGACTTTCACCGAATTCATTTTCAAGTGCTTCTTCATGTTTATCTACAAAGTTTTTATATTCAGAATCAATATCAGTCTCTTTTAGCGTCTCTTGTTCTGTCTTTAAAAATTCTTGGAAATCTTTCATTACATCATCGAACTTAATGTTATATTTATAACTAATAAAATTAGTAAATTGCTGGTATTTCTCCATAGATTTAGAAAAATCAAAATGCTTTAGGAACTTCTCAAAGTAAAATAGTTCTTTTTTCTTCAATATATTGTCCGGTGATACAAATGAAATGCAAGCAAATTTCTGTCCCGCGATCTGTTTATCTTCATCTAATAAATCAATGTAACTATTTTGAGTTGTCATTATATAAAATATAATACTTATTTTAGTTTAAGTCGTTATTTATTTTAAATATATTTTAAATATATTTAATTCTCAATGATAAAAACAAGAAGAAAACAATATTAAATAAGAATAATTAGACTAATTAATATTAAATTTTTTTATTGAAATATATATATATAAAATGCTAGACCAATTAGAGAAAATGCTTGATTTAGGAGAATTAGTTCGCAGAGCAATCAAATATTTGGTTGAAGGTCTAATGGTAGCCCTTGCTGCCTATGCTATCCCAAAGAAATCCCTTAAAATGGATGAAGTAGCACTTATCGCATTAACCGCCGCAGCAACCTTCACTATTTTGGATACTTATTTACCAGCAATGGCAGTGAGTGCACGCCAAGGTGCCGGCTTCGGTATGGGTGCTAACCTCGTAGGTTTCCCCCGTATGTAAAATTAATATATTTGGATAATCAACCATATTTAGGTGATATCTATTTATAAAACTATTATACTTTAATAATACGCCATATAAAACATATTAAACTACTTAAAAATATCCAAACAAGTTTTAATTATAATCTATTTAGCATTATAATTACAACATTTTAAATAACATGAAAATACAGATTTATTCTGATATTCATCTTGAGTTTTACAAAACATTTCCAAAGATAGACAAGAAAGCTGATGTATTAATATTAGCGGGTGATATAGGTAGAATTAATATAACATGTTTTAAAACTTTTTTTGATTATGTTAGCGATAAATGGGTAAAAATATTTTATGTTTTAGGGAACCATGAATATTATCACTCTAAAAAAACATATGATAAATTAAATACTTCATATAAATCATTTTTTAGAAACTATAATAATATTACATTGCTTGATAGAGATGTGGAATTATACGAAGGAGTTTATTTTATTGGATGCACTTTATGGAGTATATATTCAAAAGATATTTCACGGGATTATACTAATTGTCTCAAGATGATTAAGAGTGTAAATGGTGACAATTGGAAAGTATCTATAACAAAAGATATATATAATGATTTCCATTATACCGATAAAAAATGGTTATTAGACACTTTAGAAACATTAAACCTTAATAATACACAGGATAATTTAAAAAAATATGTCATAATAACACATTATCCAACTACAATAGAAGGAACTTCTCATCCAAAATATAAAAATGAGATATACAAGGAAGTATTTGCTACAAATCTTGAGTTTAAGAACCCTGATATAGATAATTATTGTTACTATTTCGTTGCTGGTCATACACATTATAGTTATGATTTTTATGATGAAGAAGCAGGGATATATCATATATCTAACCAAATGGGGTATAAGAATGAAATAATAAAGGGTAGAACAGGGTTTGATGCATCAGGGTGCATTAGGGATATCTAAAATATTTAGATTGTTGGAATATATTCCCAATTTAATTCATTGCATATCTTTTTCCAAATATTGTCTTGTTCCATCCTCTTAATCGGATCTTTTAGCATATAAAAATAAGGGATATACTTATCTTCACCCAATAATTCACATAATTTATATGGGACAAAATGATAACTCAAAAAATTCACCCTATCATTGGGACAAAATTTGGCATATGGTTTTTGTATTTCCATAAATAGTGTGCATAATTTATTCTCTAATTCAATTGGCATATTTGGAGGTTTTATTCCTAATTTTTCTTTAATAAATGGTATATGCTCATAATATTTATTATATCCCAAATTTTTTAATATTTGTTTTGTTTTTAAATTTGTTAATTGTTCCAGGTTTATCCTCTCTTTTTTAATCTGATTTTTTATATTATCCATTACTTCATCATCTATTTTTGTGCTTTCCTTGGCTTGGAATTGTGCGAGTATTTCTCTAAAATGATTTATCCTTTTGTATGCATATACAGATACCTCTTTAGGTGGTTCTTTATATGATGGTTTCTCATTATCATTAATATACTGAAATTGACAAAAACATTGGTTGCATATCATCATACCATCTTGTTCTACTAATACTAATTCACCATTACACGATTTACATTTATCATGGTTTACCATAAAATCATGTATATCAATATATTCATCCTCTAAATTCATAAGGTATTGTTTGGTATAATTTTTAGAAACCGACTTATATCTACATTCTCTATCATTTTCATTATTCTTAAAGAAAAAATTATCCACTATTTTTTTCTTATTGTTATCATTTACTATATCTTTCTTATCTTCAAAATAATTAAATATATATTTTGAATTATCCAAATAATAATATTTCTTCTTACTCTTATATTCATTGATAGTTATTTTCAATTCATTTATTCTATCTTGCGCTTCTAATTTCTTATCTATATTGTCTATCATTTCTATATTTCTCTCTAGTTCTCTCTTCTCTTTTTTTAGTTTAGGTATTTGTTTCTCTAATTTAGATATAGTATTAATTATTTCATTATGTTTATAATCAAGTGTCATTATTGATTTATTCGCTACATTAATTTTTTTACTGGTTTTTGGTTTAAATGACATGATTAATAATTAAACTATCTAAAAGTATTTTAATATAATATCAATTAATTTTTTAATATTAAATATCTTTAATAGTTTATTTTAATACAGTTAACCCATTTTAAAAGTATGATTTAGTATAAAATCCGTTTATCTTTGTATATTTTTTTGATATTATAAGTTAGATTATATATGACTGATATAGAACAACTACATGATATTAGAGATACAATTAAGAACATGGATATACAAACAATTCAACGTATGATTTTTATTTATAATGCTTTAGAAAATGGTTGGAGCATAAAAAAGAACAATAATGACCTATATTCATTCAAAAAATCACATAATAATAATAGGGAATATTTTAGCAATGATTATATTACTACATTTATCAAAGAAAATATTAATGTAAAAAAAATGTTCTCATCGCTAGCAGATAAATAATATATTAAAGATGTATTATTAATAGGATTAAGAAACTCAGATAGCGTAAATGGATTATTTATGATAATTTAATTACGCCATCCAGAATATTCTATTTTCTCACTGTATCTTAGTATCTTAAACAGAAACGCATATCAACGCATACGCACGGAGTATGAAAAATCGTGCGTTTCTTATCCCTAATTAATAATAATATTAATATAAGTTTCAGTATGAAAATATATAAATTATATTTTTGATATTATTATACGAAAAAATTACTACATATATCAAAGAAAATATTAATTTAAAAAGAATATTTTTTCCTTGGTCTAAGGAATTAAATTAAATTAAACGTTCATTATTTAATTTTATAATATTTAGGAATATTATAAAATGGGAGGAGGTTTAATGCAACTCGTAGCTTATGGCGCGCAAGACATCTATTTAACTGGTAATCCACAAATCACTTTCTGGAAAGTAACATACCGCCGACACACTAACTTCTCTATGGAGTCCATCGAACAAACCTTTAACGGTCAAGCCGATTTCGGTCGTCGTGTTCAATGCACAATCAGCCGTAACGGTGATTTAGCATACCGCACTTATTTCCAGGTAACTTTGCCAGAAATCAGAACTAGCGATGCTAGTTATGCACGTTGGTTAGATTACCCTGGTGAACAATTAATCAGCATGGTTGAGATCGAGATTGGTGGACAACGTATCGACCGTCAATATGGTGACTGGATGCATATCTGGAATCAATTAACCATGACTTCTGAACAAGAAGCAGGTTACCATAAGATGATTGGGCAAACCACACAATTGACTTACATCACTGACCCAAGTTTCGCTGATGTTGATGGTCCTTGTGAATCTACCGCACCACGTCAAGTATGTGCCCCACGTAACGCCCTTCCAGAGACCACCCTGTATGTACCTCTGCAATTCTGGTTCTGCCGTAACCCAGGTTTAGCACTTCCACTTATCGCACTTCAATACCACGAAGTTAAGATTAACATTGAATTACGTCCTCTTGATGAATGCTTATGGGCTGTATCTAGTCTTGATACTATTGCTAAATCAACCACTGGTGCTTACAATAAATCCCTTGTGGCTGCTTCTCTATACGTAGATTACATTTTCTTGGATACTGATGAACGTCGTCGTATGGCACAAAACCCACACGAGTACCTGATTGAACAACTCCAATTCACTGGTGATGAATCAGTTGGTAGTTCAAGCAACAAGATCAAATTGAACTTCAACCATCCTTGCAAAGAACTTGTATGGGTAGTCCAAGCAGACGCAAATGTAGATTATTGCGCTTCGTTCGAGGATAATAACGTATTGGCGCGTGTATTTGGCGCTCAGCCATTCAATTACACTGATGCTATTGATGCATTGCCAAACGCACTCCATGCTTACAACAGTTCTTTAGGTGCTAAAGGTGCCAATGCTGTAATTGATATCTCTGGATTGTTCCAAAACGCAGGTGCCGTAGATGTAAGTTCAACTGGACGATGGGATTATCCTGACCCAAATATGGATAAACCAGAAGCCGCGGGTGTTTCTGATGCTGGTGCTTTCGTCCTCGCTGAGACCGCTCTTAACATGCATTGTTGGGGTCAAAATCCAGTGCTCACTGCTAAACTTCAACTCAATGGACAAGACCGCTTCAGTGAACGCGAAGGAACTTATTTCGACCAAGTTCAACCATTCCAACATCACACACGTGCTCCAGACAGTGGTATTAATGTATATTCTTTCGGTCTTCGCCCTGAAGAACATCAACCATCTGGCACTTGCAATTTCTCCCGTATCGATAACGCAACCCTGCAAACTGTTCTCTCTAACGCATCCGTCGGTGGTAACTCTACCTCTAAGGTGCGTGTATATGCCACTAACTACAATGTTCTGCGTGTAATGAGTGGTATGGGCGGGTTAGCTTATAGTAATTAGTGTAACTAATAATTATATAGAATAATTAAACATTAATTAGAATAACCAAATAAAAACACTATAAAAATATCATATCATATTATAATACAATATAATATGATTTATAATAGTTTTAACTTTGAAAACAACTTATTTACGATTAAAACAAAAACAAATTAAAAATATATTTTTGATAAGAATGATTTATAGTAATTTTAAATTTAACTATTAATAAAAGGGGTATATTTAGGGCTAAGAAACGCAGATAACATAAATGGATTATTTGTGATAATTGATTTAACGCACCTAGAATATTCTATTTTCTCTCTGTATCTTAAACAGAAACACATATTAACGCATACGCACAGTGTATGAAAAACTATGCGTTTATTAGCCCTATTAGTAATTAGTGAAATTAAAATATTTCAATATATATTTAAAGATTTGACCATTATAAATAATATAATATGCTAGTGCGATTTTCAAAATTTAAAAAAGGTATTTTTTACCACGATGAATATCAATATTTAAATCTAATTAATAATATTCTAACAGATGGAGATTTAATTAAAGGACGTAATGGAAATGTTATTTCACAATTTGGTTCGCATATGCGTTTCTCTCTATCTTCAAAAGAAAGGAATGACGACGGAACTGTAAAATATAAAAATATTATCCCCTTTTTAACAACTAAACGTCTTGCTTGGAAAACATGTTCAAAAGAATTATTTTGGTTTATTAGAGGTCATACTGATAATTCATTATTAAAAAAACAAAATGTTAATATATGGAATGATAATTCAACGCCCGAATTTATGGCTAGTCGTGGATTATCTCACTATCCAGATGATATATTAGGTCCTATTTATGGATGGCAATGGCGTAATTTTAATGGTAAATATGATTATCGAAACCCTAATGTTAGAGACTTTGATATTATAAATTCATATAATAGGGTAAATGATTATTATAAACGTGAACCTCATTATGGTAGTAAAAAAATAGACCAACTTCAATATGTTATTGACGCACTAAAAAATAGTGATATTAATTCTACCAAAGAAAATAAATATTCTCGTCGGCTAATTGTCAGTGCTTGGAACCCTCAACAATTGGATGAGATGGCACTTCCACCTTGTCATATTTTATTTCAATTTAATGTAAATTCAAAAGATGAATTAAATTGTATTATGTATCAGCGTAGTGGTGACGTAGGGTTAGGAGTTCCATTTAATATTGCTTCATATTCATTATTGACACATATTATAGCGAAACACTGTGGTCTGAAACCAGGGGCATTTATTTATACAATAGGTGACGCACATATATACGAAGAACATATCCCTTACTTAAAACAACAAATACAGAGAGACCCGTTTGAATTCCCAAATATCAATATTAAAAGAACACATTATGATATAAATGATTATTCATTAGATGATATTGAAATTACTAATTATAAATATCATAACTCCATAAAAATGGATATGAAAGTATAAAATCTATTATTTAGAAAATATGGTATCCCATTTTTCATCAAATCCAAATTCATAAGAATAATCATATAAAGTAATATATATACTATTCATTACATCAAAGAAATCTCCAGGAATATACCATTCCGGAATATCATTATTCTCGTATATATTATTGGTTTTTATAGAATTAGAAAGTACACTATAATAATTAAATTTTTTGTCATAATCATCAAATTTAAATCCCCGTTTCCTTAATAAACTACATATATTACTTGGTTTTATTAATCTTAATGAACTATTATTAACTTTTATTACAGCAAGTATTTCATCTTCCATTTTATCAAATACTTTTATAATGCCATATGTTTTATAAGACATATTTAAATATTTATTTTCTAACCATTTCATTATATTTAATTATATTATTAACTTTATATAATTAAATAGAACCAAACTATATATTTAGTTAAGAGTTATTTATATTTTTATTAAATATAAAAATTGAACTTTGAAATTTAAAAGTATTTAAATTAAATAACAAATTAATATATAGAGGAACAGGATTCTAAAATGAGTGATTACAAACCTATTAAGGAGACACTACTAAAAAAAACAAAAAGGAGACTTAAAAAGTTCAATATAATATGTCGTTATTGTAAAAATAATATTACAAAAAATCACAGCTTTTGTTATAATTTAGAATATTATAATGAAAATATTAAAAGCATAATTAAGATACAAAAGTTTATTACAAAACAACCGAAACCCAAAATTTTATATAAAAAACTAACAAAAAGACAATTTTTAGTAAATGAAATTTTTCAACCAAATAAATATGGCATATCAAAATGGATATCACGTAATGAATTATCAAAAACAGCTTTAAAATTATCAAATAATGGAAATTGTCGTCACGGAAAGTTCTTCAATGATACCAGGTTTATATGGGAAAAACAAAAAGAAAAAAATACAGTTGTTTCATTAAGAACTAATGGTTATGATAAATATAATAATAATATAAATAATAGAAATATACGAAAAGATATAAAAACATTTCATTATAAAACCGGTTGTGTTTGTTGTGGTAGTAATAGTGATTTAGTTATAGATCATAAAAATGATTTATATAATGATCCACGAGTATTAAATATAACTACACAAAATATTTATGATTTTCAATGCCTATGTAATCACTGTAACCTCCAAAAACGCCAAATATGTAAAGATACTAAAAAATATAAAAAACGTTATGGTGCGACAAATATTCCACAATTAAAAATATTTGGTATAGATTTTATTGATGGTGATGAAACATTTAATCCTAATGATATAAATGCTTTAAAAAGCACTTATTGGTATGACCCAATAGCGTTTATGGAACATATAAATAAATGTTTTATTGGGAAAATATAGTTATTTTATCATAATATTCTTTTGATAATTCACAACCTTTAAAATTACGGTTTGTATTTTTACAAGCTGATGCTGTTGTTCCACCACCTAGAAAAGTATCCATCACAGTATCATTTTCATTTGAATGTTTCTTAATTAATTCTTCAAATAATAATATACTTTTTTGTGTAGGATGGATTCGTTTTTTACCTCCTTGTAGTGGAAACATATATATACCATTATCATATTTACTATTAAATGTAGGTTTGCCACCCTTAACTCCTAATAATGCTATTTCACGACAGTTTGTTAAATAATTAACTCTTGAATTCAATGGTTGTGGGTTCGTTTTAATCCATTCTATAAAACGAATTTGTTTAAATTTATGTTTTTCAAACAACTCTTTTAATATAGTTATTTTCCAAATATCAAAGAACATAATTAAAGTTCCGCCTTTTTTTAATTTTTTATAATATTCTTTTATAAAATTATCAAGTATTTCAACCGTAAATTCTTTATCCCAAATACCATAATCAGTCTTAACACAATATTTTTTACCATATATTGTTCCATATTTTATAAAGTTTGTTTTTTGTTTATCATTAAATACTATTTCTTTATTAGATAATTTGTACTCTTCCCATTGTTCTATTGTTTTTGTAAATTCAATATTATTTTCTTCATTTAATTTAACATTATTATAATGTGTATTCATACCACTATCACGCGATATTAGATATGGTGGATCTGTTAATATTAAATCAATACTATTATTTTCTATCGTTTTTAAATATGTAATCCCATCAGTGTTCTTTATTTCAATATTAGGTAATTCCATTTTTTTATAATCTAGTGATTTAATAGTTATTTTTTCTTCGATCAATTTTTTATTTACACTATTATCATTTTTTTCAAATACTTTTTCTGTATTATATTTATGACAAGGATTTTTTCGTTTTATATGTATATCATAATATGATTTTTGAGAAAACTCTTTCAAACAACGTTCGCAGGTATAAATTGACATATTATATATTGTTTTATATTGTTTATTTTAAATAGTTATAGTTCAATTTTATATTTCACAAGAGTCAAAATATACTCTTAAATTTTACTATTTACACTATTTATATGCTTTAATAATTGTTAATATGTAAAATATAACCAAATTATAATTGATTTGGAAATATTTTTATTTAATATAAAAATTGATTACAATAAACATTCAATAAATAATGATAATAATCATTACCTATACAGAAATAACCTTATGACTACTCAACATATTTTCATTGATGGGAGTTATTTCATATTCTATAGAACATTTGCTCTTATCAACTGGTGGCGTATTAGTCATAAAGAAGAACCTTATGATAATCTTCATTTGAATGATGAATTTGTAAATAAATTTAAACAAACATTCATTACTAAAATACAAGAAATCCCGAAAAAATTAAATATTGCACTTGAAACAAAGGTCCAGTACTATATTGGTAAAGACTGTCCACAATCAACAATATGGCGTAAAGAATTGTATAATGATTACAAAGGTTCGCGCTTATCTTACAAAGATAGTCCAAATAATCCTGCCGAGTTTTTCAAGATTGTATATGATGAAAATAATAATTTATTCCAACAAGCTCTTCCAAATGCTGTTATTCTTGAATATCCAAGATTAGAAGCAGATGATTGTATTGCCTTATACTCGAGAGATGTATTAGAAACCGAGCCATATGATGAAATTATTATAATGACAAGTGATTTCGATTATCTTCAATTAGTCCAACAGCGGGTCAATATTTATGATTTAAAATATAATTTATTAAATAATAAAATGACGTTTGAATGTCGCAGAGAAGAATTGTTATATAAAATTATCTTAGGTGATAAATCTGATAATATCCCATCTGTTTTCCCAAAATGCGGGAAAAAAACGGCAATTAATTTATGCTCTGATATTTATTTGTTTGAGACGAGATTAATGAAGGATGAAAAATATTTATCACAGTATAAACTTAATAAAAGGCTTATAGACTTTAATGAGATTCCAAAAGAGTTAAAAAACGAATTCTTAAATAGATATGGAAAAGTATAAATTGATTGGGATATGGTAATAGTGAGATTATATGTTATATGTTAATTTAGAATATTTTATAGTTTAATAAATAAAATATTTATTTTACTCTTTTGAACATTTATACGTTTATTTCTATGACTACACTCATTATCTAAAATGATTAATTTATTTTTATATTTTCCATTTATAAACTTGTTAATAAAATCAACCATCTTATTACTATCAATTCCACGTTTTATATACCTTATATCCAATTATACCTTTTGAAGAAATAGCAATTATACCAGTGTATTTTTGAATGCTTATTTACTTTCTGTTTGATTTCACCTTTACTTAATTCTTTATAAAATTTCAGTATAATCATAAATGTGTTTAATGATGTTTCATCAATACTTGTAATCTATATTGTATAACCTTACTATAAATCTCTTTGATTTTATTTTTAATTATTAGGACTGTGTTTCACATAGAAAATAATGATCGAACGAATAGCGAAACATAAGAAACGTCCCGAAATCCAGCGAAATTGTAAAATATACAGTAGTTTAACTATCAAATCAAAAAACAAAATATATATATAAAATACTAATATATATTTTGTTTTTCGCTAGTTCCGAAACACAGCACTATTAATTATAATAAGTTTTTTATATTTTATTTTAGGAACATCTCGTAATATTGTTTATTTTAGTGTGAAATTTATATCCATTACGGCTCTACCTAAATGGATTATTGATAGCGTTAAGACATAATATTTAGTTTTACACCTTTGGACATTTAAAACGCCGATTCTGACCATAACTTAATTTTACATAATATATCTTCCCATTTTGTATTATCAAATGTAATGTAAATATTTTTTTTCATTTTCGTAATAATATATACTCCTTTTGTTGCTTTCCAAACTGCCATTGTTGATAATAATTTTATTTTAAGTTCTTCTTCTGTATTCGTTCTATAAAATTTAGTTAAATAATCATCAACCATAACAACACATTCATTATTTTTTGTTATACCATTAGGTCTTGCTACTAATCCCATTCTTTCATTAATTTCAACTTGATATATGCCAGATAAACAATCCCAAGGCTTATAAACATTATCACCAATAATTTGTGTTAATTCATAATCTATATTATCATCATTAAATAATCTTTTCATAAATATTAAGTAAACACTTTCTTCACCGTTTTCATTTATATCTTCTTTATTAAGAGGATAATAAAATGGATTTAAAGTTTCACCATATTTTACGTAACTTTTTGCTTGTTCTGGCGTTTTACAACCTAATCCCAATATCCATGGAACTATAAATGACGATATAACAGAATGTCTTTGAGTAAATATATTTTCCATTTCTTATTGTTATAATTAAAATAATAACTTCAATTTATTTCAATTTTTTATAAAAATAATCGGCGTTTTAAATGTCCAAAGGTGTAATAATAATTCATCCATAGGGATAAGAAACGCAAGATTTTTCATACTCCGTGCGTATGCGTTAATATGCGTTTCTGTTAGGATACAGAGAGAAAAATACAATATTACAGTTGCGTAAATCAATTATCATAAATATCCTATTTACGCTATATGCATTTCTTAGCCATATTAGTAATAGGTGTTTTAAATGTTCAAAAATGTAAATAAATTTTTTATAATTAAATATCTAATCCATAATATATATTTAATATGATTTTTTTAAGTAAGAATGAGTATAAAAATAGATTTGTATTAGACTACCATAAAGAACTTATAAATAATGATATTGACGCGTATGCAAAATATCCAGCATATAATTTTGTATATGATAAATATTTTGTAATGAAAAGCCAGGGAGTAGATAGTAACACAATGAATATTATACCATTATCATTCCCTGTTTTTGTAAAGCCAAAGATAAACCTGAATGGTGGTAATCGTGGTTGTTTTATTGTTAATAATAAGAACGAATTTATAAAAATTAGAGAGAAATATAATAATAAAGAAACAGAAACAATAAAAGAATTATTCTGGTCTTCTGTTATTGATGGACAAGAAGGAAGCACTGATTTTATAGTAGCGAATGGGATTATAAAATATGAACTCGATTATAAAATACAAAAAATACCTGGATCTATAATTGGAATTGAAACACTTATATCAAATAATAATAAGACACCGGTTCGAGTTAGAAATTGGTTACATAAACATCTCTCAACATTTACAGGAATTGTAAATTTACAATATATTGGGAATACAATAATTGAGGCTGGACTCCGCCCTGATGCTGGAGGACGTTTTTTACAATGGACACAAAATAAAATATTAATAGAAAATATAAACTATTTTACAGAAACAGGTAGATGGATACAAAGACCAGACAATGAACTTAAATTTGATGATGTTTATGTGGTGGGTTGTTATAAGGATTATCCTATAATTTATTATATTCCATATCCTATTATAGAAAAAATCATGAAAAATAATCATGTTCAAAATTGGCATTATTATATTGATGTCCAGAAAAATGGAAAGAAATACATAAATATTGTGGATAAAAACAGAAATAAACTATTGAAAGTAAAAAAGATAATTGAGACATTAATGAATATATTGAATATCATGTTTATTGCTCTATTTCTCTCTATATCTGCTTATCTAATTGGGGCATTTATATTCAAATATAAAATACCATTATGGTTTTATTTTATGATCATAATTATTTTAATAATATATTCAACGAGGGTTATTAATCCTATTCGTTATATATATAATAATGAATTTTAGTTTGTTTTTATATTGTATTCACACTATATTGTATCATATTTTTATAATTATTGGTTATTTACTATTTATTACATAATATTTAATATTTAAAATCTTCCCAAGACAAATAGCCCGATGCTGTTTTTATCGTTTCTTCTTTATCTTCATCTTCTTTTGTTTCATTATCACACTCTTCAATAATATCATTGGATGCGTGTAATTTCTTTTTATTTGTAGTATTATGGTTATTTACTATGATATCATCACTACACATAAAATTTACTTCTACTGAAATATTATCAATCTCGTTATGGTTATCAGTATTGATATTATCAAGTCCAAATAATAAATTCATATTATATACTTCCATTTTATCTTCTTCTTTAAAGAAGATTTTATTAATTACATCATCATTTCTCAACCTAATACTGTAATCCATTTGTGTGCTATTCCTTCCAACCCGCCCAAATGCTTGAATTACTTTCTCCTGCGTCATATTTTGTAAATCTTTCCCCATATATCCATGACAGAATTGATAATTTGTCCCATATATAAAATCAGGGGTAGCAATAATAACATATAATTTCTGTTGTAGCGCCAATGATTTCATGATTTCAAGATATTTAATATCTCTATGAGAACGGAAAACACCAATACCCAATAACAATAATACTTTCCAAATAGGTTCCACATCACATAACATAATATTTTCAATATGTTGCTCTTCAATGTCACAAGTAAAGGAATTTTTGACATTATGTTTATTATATCTTTCCAAATGTTCTGGTCTATTCGGGATAAACATATCGTGTAAATTAACCCTCTTTAGACAAGAACCTAATCCTTGGATTTTTTTCGTCAATGTATTAATAGTTGGGTCTTGTTTATCCATCCGTGATTGTTTTTTCTCTTTCTCATCATCATTTGAAGCCCCACCCATAATTTTATAAGTATATTCTTGTAATTCTTTTTCCAAATCAATAATACTACTTCTAATTTTTTCATTAAAATCAATATTTTCACTTATTTTATCTACTTGATCCTTGGGGATTTCACTGATTTTTAATAATACAGATGCTAGTTTATCAACATCTTCAGCGATATAAATAGTGGGTCCATCTGTTAAGGTATGTGCGTCTTTTGTTGTAATATGGATGTTTGAATTCATAACATTGACATTATTATTACCCATATATTTCTCATAAATGTCATGCCAATTTTTATTAAGACTACCCATTAAATCAATATAATATTCTTTAATACTAATACTATTAATTAAATCAATAGATGTAAAATACTCCTTAATATTATACCTCTTACGCAATAATAAGTCATTATCATGAATGAATTCTATGAACCTCACGATTTCTTTTAGATCAAAATGACGTAGAATTGTCTTGAATTGTTTACAATGTTGAATACAAGATTTTAATTTATTACTAGTATCACATATAATATGAGGCAATACAATATCACCTTTTGAACTAATAATAGGGATTGTTTTTTTACAATCATGACTTACAATATTATATATTGAAGCATCTTTAAACCTCAATTTGAAATACTCCATCATACTTCTTAATTCACCTTGTGACGGTAATGTTGCTGATGAAAGCACCATATTTGGAATCTCATTTTCTAACCAATTTTTCTGTAAAATACCGTGAAATTCGTGGGTTTTATAATCTAATGTAATTGTCGGTTCATCCCAATATGTGATAATTTCATGGTTGTTATTGAATGCCAACATATAATGCATAGCAGGTAAATATGATTTAATATCACATACTAAAACCTGAACTTTATCCCCTACTGAATTATCTACACGAAATATACCCCCTGTTTTAAAATTCTTTACAATATCTTTTGCAGCATTATAGTGCAGTCTTACATCACTTGGACTAGAACACCCAAATGCAACAGCAAGTGGGATATCCATAGAAATACATGATTTCGCTAATTGCAACCCAACATGTTTAGCCGCACAAACAAATATTACTTTATGCTCTTTTGCTAATCCAATCGGGGTAATAGTTTTTCCTGTTCCTGTTGGTGCCTGATACAGTATAATTTTAGAATGTTTTTTTTTAGAAATTGTAAATATTTGTTTCTGATGTTCATATAATTGCATATCAGCATATTTCAATAAACTATGATTTCTCTCAATGATTGAGAACGCGTTCCTTACAATATGCAATAAATCAATATCACCCTCATATTTTGCTAGAATATGATTGACAAACAGTATAATGTCAGGATTTACACGTGTAATATTGAATTTCATAATATGATATAGGGTATAATAACATTCGTGAAATTTATCATTGTTGTTTATAACTACTGATTTTAACAAGTTATCTATAATATCCAATACAACATATTCGAAAATATCATGTTTTATACCTTGAATTTTACTATTAGTATTATCAATTTTCATCTTATCTATCTTTTTTAATACATGTTTTTTCTTACTCTTTTTATCACTTTTATGGGAGTTATTTTTTACAAGTGCACTCTTATTGTTATCAATATTGGTATTCATATCTAGATTATATTTTTTAATCATACTATCAATAATAGTTGAGAAATACTTATTATATAAATATCTGGATAGTGTATTTTCATCATTATCATTCAAATTCATAACTGACATCATAGAGGTATGAATATTATATTTCGCATTAATATTATTATAATTATTCCAAATAATCTTAAGAATTTCTTTCTCCTTTTCTTGAACTGGGATCTCCAACGATTCCCATTCCATCTTGGATAATTTATTTTGTGTGAAATCCATTATTCTAGTAATTATTTATATTTGATGATATTTTATATTGGTGTTCGTTAAATCAATTTTTATTATAGGAGTTAATATGCTCCATAAAAATGTAAAATATATCCGACAATAACACGCATAAAGAATTAGAAAAATTTAATATAACAAGTTCGTTCGAGATAAAAACTATTTGTAAGATTATTAATTACTTTATCTTTAATTTTATAAATAGAGTAATTATATATATATGGTTGTTACTAGACAAACTATGAAAGGTGGGAGAGTGAAAAATACAATAAAAAAGATAAGAGCAAAAACTAATAAGTCAAAAACACCAAACATTTCGGGGATGAAGAAGATAAATATAAGAACAAAAACAATTAAAAAAGGTGTAAATATAAAATCTAAAAAACAATTAAAAAAGGGTGTAAATAAATCAAAACAACGGTATGGTAGAGGTACCAGAAGTTGTTTTGGGATGAGAGAATATACTAATTTTTTTTTGTTAGGTAAATTAAGGTGTTGTTATGAGAACAGTAGTGATGAGAACGAAAAAGTATATGACAATATTATAAATGATGTAATTCGCAAATTTCATAGTACACGTAAAAGCCCATTTTTAAAATATTTAATAAAAGAATACGATACGTTTAAAATATCAACAATAAAGGCTATACGAATACCCGTTATCAGATTTCAAGAAGGAGCATTACCAACATTAAATTTAGAACATACAATAATACGTGATATAAAGAAATATGAAAGAAGATCATATGGAAAAAGATGATATAAAACCTTCATCAAAATGATATTTCTGTTAATTATAGCGTTTTACAAATACCAAACGTTTTCCTATGCCATTGTGTTAATCCATATTTCTTAAGTCCATCTATGTGTTTTTTTGTGCCATACCCTTTGTTTTTAAGTAATCCATATTTTTCATCTAATTCTGGATTATCTTCGCATATTTTTTCAATATATTTATCTCTCGATACTTTCGCCAGGATACTTGCAGCCGCTATACTACAATACCAGTTATCACCACCTTCTATACATTCATATGGTATTCCTTTATATTCCCTAAAATCACATCCATCTATTAATAGAAACTCCGGTTTAATCTCTATTGTTTCAATACATTCATGCATACACGATAATGTTGCTTCACGGATATTAATTTTATCAATGTCCTTTTCATCCATATAAGATATTGAATAATCAATACAATTCTCTATTATATAATTATATGCTTCTGTTATTTTTTTATTAGATGAGAAGCGTTTACTATCTTTCATAAGAGAGAAATTAAAATTATCACGTGGTAAAATAACACAAGCAACATATACCCTACCAAACATGGGTCCTCTGCCCGATTCATCAATTCCTGCCTCTAATAGTATTTTTGAATCGCCTCTAATGTTTCTCTCTATGATTATACCTGGGTTATTAGTTTCATCATCACCTCCATTTTTAATCTCCATATCATTTTTAATTTCATCTATATATCCATTATAATATGGTCTTAGTGGGTCTTTTTTATTTCTAATATTTCTATATATCTTATTTTTTTTATCTTTGTTATTAGTTTTTGAAAATGGATAATCATCATTAATTAATTTCTGTAAGTTTTCGCTTTTTTCGATATTTTTTGTTGCGAACTCACGAAATCGTTTATATAGTTCAGTATTCATAAATGTCAGTTTTATATGGTTGTATTTTAATATCTCTATATCATTATTATATTATTTAGAAATCAATTTTATACTATATAATATATTTATTAAACTCCTACATGTGTTATATTTATTAAAGGCAATAAATAATTATGCTAATTTTGAATTATCTCCTGTTAATTTACTTTTAAGTATATCCTTAGTGACCTTTCTCCTTTTTGGTAAATTTTTCAATGTAGAGGTTTTCTTATGATCAGTTTGCTTAAGAGTGAATTTTTTCTCACTATTTATTTGTAATCCAATTATAGATTTGATTACACTCTTTTCTTTATCATAACTTATTTCTTTTACTCGTTGGAACCTCTTTCTATTTAAAGAATTCAATAAATAATCTTTTAATTCTTCAATCTTATCAAGTGTTAAACCTTCTTTCTCTCCAAAAATCTCAGCATATTCATTTAGTTTCTGTATTTTATACATCTTTTCTAGTTTGTTCCACGGCTTCTGTGTTATAGTTGTTGTTTGTTCCATTTCTAAGATGTTATCTATATTATTTTTTGTTACATTATCTTGTTGAATATTTAAAACACCCTTATCTTTATCAGTGTGCTTATTATTTAATAACATCGTTTGATATTCTATATTGCGCAATTCGTTGCATTGTGTCATATTATATATAATACATGTGTTAGGTTTAACTCGTTATAATATATTAATATATTAAGTAAAAGGTATAAATATATTAATATATATATGAAAAAAACCGTAGTATTAACGAATAAAACCACAATCAATAAGATTAATAAAAAGATCCAATACAGGGATATAATTAACGTATGGGATTTACCTTTTAAAAAAGAAAGGTTACATAGTATAATTTCACACAATACGCAGAAAGAAATTATAGATGTCATTAATAATACTGACTGTGATATTATAGGAAATATAGATGACGGTGAATTAATATATTATGAATGCCATGAAGAAGAAGATATGGAAGACGAAACCTATAATTTACAACTAGATAATATAATTGGTTCTGTAGAAATAAATAATAAAAAAAGCATACCAAAATCTAGAATTTATAATATTGTATTAAAAGAAATAAAAAATAAAATTTGTGGATATGGACAACAAGACAAGAATAAAAAAATATATACCAGTGACTTGATTATTTCTCTCCGCGATACAGTTGAATTATTAGCCAATTCATGTCTTATTTGTAGTTATTGTAGGAAGATTGTATATATTTTATATACTGAATATAGGGATCCAAATCAATGGACGCTAGACAGGATTGATAATAATATAGGACATCATAAGAATAATTGTGTTATATCTTGTTTATCATGTAATTTACAAAAGAGACGTATGAATGATGATAATTTTAGATTCACAAAACAAATGAAAATTATAAAGAAGGGATAATATGTGGTTAATTAAATTTAAATAATAAAAAAATTATATCATATAATAAAAATATATCAATGATACAATTAAAATGGAGTAATGGTTCTATTAATGAGAGAAGTATTAAGAGAGCTGTTATTGTTAAAGAAGATAATGTAAGTAATACTGAATATAATAAAGTTATTGATAATGGTGGTTTAGAATTAGGAACAATAAATGATTTTAATCATATAGGGGAAAATTTATATTATAATGAGGGACAAAATAAGCCAGATATTAGACAAGGTATGAATGGTGGACATTTAAATAAAGAGGTATTCACGCAACGCACAAAACATAGAGAAGAACAAAATGAGAAATTATCAAATCGTCATATGGTTATTCAAAAGAACATTAATCCCTTTGTTACTAATGGGAATTATATTGATCACCTCAATACGGAAGATGAATTTTTAAGACCTAAGGATTCCAATTATAATTAATTTAGGGATATTATACCAACTCAAATATATCTATATTTATATTCGTTATAACAATTTAAATATTATAGTTGAAAAATACTTATATATAAAATGAATAGATTATATACTACTCAAAATGAGTTGTTATTAAATAACTTATTAAAATATTATGGAAAGAATAATTATGAGTTATTAGAGAAGATAATACCAATTATTAATGGTCAATCATTAACATCAATAAGGATTATTGATTGGTTTGTTACAAATTACGCTAAGAAGAATTTTGTTATTTATAATATAAATGCTGGTGGAGTGAGTGGGAACACCGCAAATAATGGCGATACAATGGAAAGTGAAAATAGGGATGTTAAGCGGTTCAAAGTATATATGGATTATAAACTAAAACTTAAAGCATATAGTAAAAAGAGGTTTGACCCTTTTTGTCGTTGGGATAGGATAAACATACCTTATAAGAATAATAGTTTTATACAGACAACAATAGGGCAACTAAATTTTTTTAAGTGGGCTCTAGATAATGAAATTTTGGAATTTGTTGAAAATAATATGTCTATAATTGAGAAAGATATGAATAATTACAATAGCACTGCAAAAAGAAAACTTGAGAATTCTAAATCCAAGACTAGAAAAACGAGAGAAGAATTATCTATTTCCGCAACACGTAGTATAAAAAAAGAAAATGTTGAGATAATTGTGAGGTTCAATTAAAAGGGGATGATATCCCCTTAAACCCCTTTTTAATAGGAGAGGTTTGAATATTCCATTAAACCCCTTTTTAATAGGAGAGGTTTGAATATTCCATTAAACCCCTTTTTAATAGGAGAGGTTTGAATATTCCATTAAACCCCTTTTTAATAGGAGAGAGTTGTATATTCTATTAGACCCATTTTTAATAGGAGAGAGTTGTATATTCTATTAGACCCATTTTTAATAGGAGAGGTTTGAATATTCCATTAAACCCCTTTTTAATAGGAGAGGTTTGAATATTCCATTAGACCCTTTTTAATAGGAGAGACTTATAAGGATTATAGATTAAATTTAAAATTTATTATTTTATTTGTTTCAATTCTAATAATTAATTTAATAGAATACTTGTTAATCTTTATCATATTTAAAATTTCTTTTAATGTATATTTTGCTTCCTTTCTTTGTATTGATAAATTCAATTTTGGATACCAACTATACCCTTTTAATCCATTTTCATTACTAAGTTTCATATTAAATGTTGTTGTTTGTAAAACTTTTTGCGTAGGCATAGAACACCATATATCATTTAAAATTCCCATATATTTTATCCTTTTTGAAATAACCATATTCCCATGTTTCACAATACATTCTATAATATTAGATTTTGTTAATATTACTTTATCAAGTTCTTCTTCTGTAATATATATCTCTTTTGGTGTTAAAATTAAGTCACCATTTATAATTTCCTGTGTATAATTTTCGATATTAGAGATGCGAATTATTTCTGCCATATTTTCTAATATTTAGGAGATTAATCCAATTTTGTTAATTCAAATTAAGTTATAAAATTGATTTAAATTAACAACATATATTAACAACATATAACAAAAATGGTTAAATATAGTTGCGAACGATGTGGAAAAGAATTTTCTCAAAAATCTCATTATGATTCTCATTATAGACGCAAAACACCTTGTGAAAATAATACTGATAAAATTAAGGCACTTGTAGATAAAGCAGTTGAAGAAAAATTAAAAGAATTAAATAATAAAAAATTGACTTTTAAAAATAAAGAATTAAATATTAATATAACGAGTAAAATGGATCAACTGAAAATACAAAAACCATTCTTAAAATGGGTAGGAGGTAAAACACAAATTATTAATGACATTATTTCAAAAATACCAAAGCAAATGAATAATTATCATGAACTATTTTTAGGAGGAGGAAGTGTTTTATTGGCTGTTTTATCATTACAAAAACAGAACAAAATTGTAATTAAAAATAAAATTTATGCTTATGATATCAATAGTGATCTAATCAATGTGTATAAAAACATTCAAAGCAATAAAGAAGAATTATATAAAATTATTAATTCATATATCAATGAATATGATAGTATCAAGGGTTCTATAATCAATAGAAAACCTACTTCTTTTGAAGAAGCAAAAACATCAAAAGAAAGTTATTATTATTGGATAAGAAACAAATATAATAATATAGACAAAAATACTATTGAATGTTCTGCCCTATTTATGTTTATTAACAAGACTTGTTTTAGAGGTATGTATCGTGAAGGACCAAATGGATATAATGTACCATATGGACATTACAAAAAAACACCTACAATAATATCTGAAACAGATTTAAATTATATTAGTGATTTGATTAAAAATGTTAAATTTAAACATAGTAGTTTTACTAATTCAATTAAAAATGTTAAAGAAAGAGATTTTGTATATTTAGATCCACCATACGCTCCAGAAAATTCTAAATCCTTCGTTGGATATTTAGCTGATGGTTTTAACTTAGAAACACACAACTTGCTATTTGATGAAATAAAAAAATTGGAAAATATAAAATTTGTTATGAGCAACGCAAAAGTAGATTTAGTTACTGATAAGTTTAAAGAATATAATTGTGTTGATATTATAGCAAGGAGGGCAATTAATTCTAAAAAACCAGGTTCAACAACAACAGAAGTTATTATTTATAATTAATTATGAAGTTTATTATATTATCTTTATATGTTTTACTACTACCCCAGAAGTAACAAATATTCTTAAAATCTAAATATTCTAATTCGGCTATACAGTTTTTTTTGAACCATTCAGATAGACAATATATATATATTATATTATAACTTGGAAAAGTCCTTGAATATTGCCATAATTTGAAATCTGGTGTTTGTATCTTTTCACATACAGAACCAGAACATTGTTGAAATTTTTTTTCTATAATAAATATATTTTTCAATTCTTTATCTATATAACATTCATCTGGGTTTTTACATCCGTGCCCTTTTTCAATGTTTGTATTAATTTCATCTTTCATATAGTTAAACAAATTTCCTTTTTTAGTTTTAATAAAAGACTTTTTATTATTATAAAATTTAATTGTATTTGAAAATTTACTTTTTTCCAGTATTATTATTCTATCATCTAAGTCAGTAAATTCTTCATATGAAAGACCATTTTTATTAGTATTTGAACCACCAGCACCAGTTCCGTTATTTTTAATATTAGTATCTTTATTTGTTATTGGTTCAACTAAAACAAGTTTTTTCTTTATCTTTTTTTTTGGTTTAGACTTAATACATTTCACTAAGATTGGTGTAGTTTCAGAAGACATATTTGATTTATTTAAGTATAAATTAACTAATATTTAAATCAATTTTATATTATAATACCAATATATAAAAGTAGTCATTATAAGCAGTTAAATACTATTTATATCATTCTAATAACAAAGTTAAACCTTGTAAAATATTTGGTTGTTCTGAAATAAGATTAATTAGATGAGTAGATGAGTAGATAAATATAATTCCACTAATAATATTAGACGAAAGAAATAAGATTATTCATCATATTACTATGGCTGATTTGTTAGTAAAACTAAAAACTAAATATCTAAATATAGAGATTTAACACTTATCAATAGTTCATTTAGGTAGAGTTATAATTAAAAAATAATAATTTATTATATTATTTTCCATATCAAGATTATATAAATTCTAAATAGGGATATTTTAATGTATTAAAATCACGATTATAGGAGAAAAAATATTAACATATAATGAATTAGTTAATAATCGAATAGAGGAACATATGATATAAATAAAAATCTAAAAAAAATATCTGGATTAATTAAACATTTCAAAACTTCAAATGTCTAAAAATAGAGATTATTATGCTTATTGTTTTGGATTTACTTTTGTAAAAAGGTATGTAATATAATAAAAATTTATTTATTATTAATATATATATGAAACTGATACATATATTAATAACAATCACTATATTATTAACTTTATCAGTTATAGGGACAAAATTAAAAAAATATAAAGAAGCATTAACAGAGCGTGAATTTATCCAAGAAGAGATTGATTTTTATAAATATCGTGAATCAGGGAACCTAATGGGTGGATTGAAAGAAGCAAATTCATTTTTAGCATATAATCCAACAAAACCAATAGGCGAACAGTTAGTGCATCCATCAAGTGGTTTTGTATCTGGTCTAGACGATGGTGATAATAAAATCGTAACAAGCACAGATAACGATGTGGATACAGGTGTCCAACAATGTTCTTCTATAACTACATGTCAAGAATTAGATAATACACCGTGTGGATATTGTTTCTACAATAATAAATTCGGTTATGGGGATGAAAATGGACCATTAACTGATGTTTGTCCTGGTGGCTGGGTAAAAACAACATCACAGTGTCTAGAAAAAAGAGAGAGAGCAGTATGTGAAACTGTTAAGAACTGTAAAGAAATGGTTGGAGATGCTGCTATATGTGCCTGGTGTCCTACTAAAAATAAAGCATTTGTATATAAAGAACAAGGTGGTATATTAGTTCCAAAATATAGTAAAGATATCTGTAAAGATGTTGATATAACAACTGGGAAATCCCTAGGATTAGTAAAACAAGATGATTGTGATAAATTTAGCAATGAACACCCATGTATTGGACCTAATGAAGATACCGGACCTCATTCTATGAGTTGCCTAAGTCATTTATGGAAAACAGCAGGTGGGAGTAGCAAAGGAACTGTAGCCCCTCAAAATAGTGCACGTCAAGGACCAGATTGGAATAAACAAGGTTGGGAACCTGTATATGATGATATGAAAAATTGGGTAAAAGACGCAAATAGTAATGATTGGAATAGTGTGAAATCACATTATAAGGGTGTTTATGGGACTGATCCGGAACCATGCGATAATAAATATAATCCTCTCCCGGTAGAATGCTACCAAAAATTATTTACTGCTAATGGCTGTTCAACAAAAGGAAGTGGATATCCTACCGGTTCAAACTCTAATTATACAACATATAAGGGGACATATTCTACTATGCAGAAATTTATAGATTATATTAAAAGTCTTGTGAGTACATCAAAAGATAGTAATGCTGTATGGAGTGATAAGAATAAAGCAAATGAGAACTGTTATGGTAATAAATTAGACGCACCAATGCCTCCAAAGCCTGGTGATTTTATTCAATATTTCTTTGTTCATCCAACATTCGGTAAGAGTGTTATTAAAGGATTTATTGCTTCTATTCCTTCCCCAGGATTTGTAACAGTTTTCTGGACTGAAGCAGTTATAAATAATAAAACATATAATCGTATTGATACAAGTATACAAGAACAAATTAATGTATTGGGTGCTGTTGCTGGTCAAACGCCGTTTGGATTAGAAGGTATGAATGTTCCAGGACAGATAGATATTAATAATATACAAATATTAAACCATTGCGATGGTAATAGTAATTCTAGTAGTTCAAATTGCGAACTCCAACATATTATTTATTTAGAGTATTATGGGTCTTCTAGTTATAGTATTAAACTGGAACAAATAAGTGATGTACTCAGTAAATTAAATAACGCTTATCCAAATGGTACTATTTCCACATTAGAAGATATTCAATATCTAATCAATGCTGGTGTTGGGAATTGTGCATATGGGTGGGCTCAAAATGGAGATGAATATAACTGTGTATTACCTTCTGTTAGAAATAGTTCTCCTGATTGTGGAGGTGGTGCTGTGAAGATTTTTAATAGCGGAACATCAACACCTGGATGGTCAGGGGGTAAAGCCGGGTTGTATGCACGTGTAATTGCTAACCCAAATGATATTACTTCAAAATTAAAAAAAGCAGGGTTAAAAGTCAAAATAGTTGCTACTATAGGCAAAGATCACTATCAATCAATGAAAGCCGAATTTATTGATGGTTCAAATTTGGATATAAATAAACACGATATGAATTATATAGGTTGTTATATCGATAAGCCATCACGAGCATTACCACATTCGTTAGGAAATAGATTATCATTTGATCAGGCTAGACAAAAAGCAATTAATGCTGGTTATAGATATTTTGGATTACAAGATACAAATGATTTTGGAAATAAAGCATCACAAGGATGGGCAGGGAACAATAGTGATTATGATAAATATGGTAAAAGTAATAATTGCATAAATATTAGTGATAATAAACGTAGTAATTATTCAACTGGAAAATCTTGGGTAAATGCTGTATATTCAGTGTAATAACTGATATTAAAATAAATATATAGTAAATCAATAATAATTAATAAATTTAAATCTTAAGTTAAATTTATTGTGATACATATAATAATATAGTATACAGGTTATAGAATATATAATATTATGGGACAAACACAATCTATACAAAAGTGCAATTATGAAGATGTATTAAGTTTTATATCTGGACAATATAGTAATTCTACAAATAAAATAATTATAAATACATTACCCGAAGGAGAACAAACATGTCTTATAAAAAATACAATATCTTATAATAAAGAAGAAGAGTTTATGAATCACTCACTACATAACAACAAATCTATAAAAATTATTATTTATGGGAAAAACTCAAATGACCAAACGATATATGATAAATATAAAAAGATATATGAACTTGGTTTTACAAATGTCTATTTATACATTGGTGGATTATTTGAATGGCTATGTTTACAGGATATATATGGATTTGAAAATTTCCCTACAACAATGAAAGAATTAGATATATTAAAATTCAAATCTAAAAGTTCAATGCTTGATAATTTAATACTGTAATACTCTAATAGTCTGATAAACTAATATGTTAACAACCATTTAAGAACCGTTTAAAAGTTGAATATGTTCGGTTAGGTCATTATCATACAAATAATCATTTTCTTGTTGTTTTTGCTTATTATGTTGTTCATAATTTTTAACATACTTATTATTAATTTTAATAAATTGATTAATTTTCTTAAACCAAATAACATAATCATTATCACATTCTCTTTTATCATCATTAGCATCTAGAATAATGATATTTACATCCTTCTCGTTATAAATCCATGTGTCATGGTAATTATGGCATTTTTGTAAATATTCTAATGGAATAGTCTCACCTTTTCTATTCCGCTTAACTACACGTTTATAACTTGTCTCAGGTTCAGCTCTAACATAAATTAAACCATTTATATTCAGATCATTTACAAATTCATCAAACCATTTCATATAAATTTGATAATTCACATCTTCAATGTCTCCGCAATCATATAACATTTTTGCGAATACATTTTTATCAGTATAAACTGACCTTTCACAAATAATAGTTTTACCTGGGTGTTTTTTTATAATATCTTTAAGCATCGAAATCCTTGAAATATATGCCATCATCTGGAATGAAAACGCATATTTTTGTGTATTGCCATAGAATTTTTCAATAATATTAGTTCCTTCCTTATCTTTTATTGATTCCCAAATACATACTGGTTCATCCATAAATACAATATTTTTATTATTTTCTTGTTCAATTTTCAACATATTAACTAATGTAGATTTTCCAGAACCAATATTTCCTTCAATGCTATAAATGTCACAAGTCATTCTAATAAGTTGTTTATATTATGTAGTATTATATATTTAGAATATTTTAGGATATCAATTTTATATTCACTCTAATGTCGTAATTAAAATATGTTTCTCTAATAGAAATTTTAGAGAGATCATATCTTTTATACTTTCATATATTCTCTCTGTTTTATCCCTGTATGAAGTTTATGATAGTACATATAATTCATATATTTTAAATTTATAATTGTTAAGATACTTTATAAATTATATCCTTATTATTTTACAGAATTTTATTATATTTAATACTATCTGGATAATTCCATATAATATAAGGGATAAATAACAAATACAACTTAGTAAATATATTATTAAGATTATTACATATATTATTTTTTACTAAAAATCACCATCAAAATCACACGGATTCCAAAAATGGACATAAATAAATGTCCATTTTTGACTTTGGCAAAATAGTTTCCAAAAAAAGCAAAAAAGCCATTTTGTGACTGTCTGGTCTTAAAAACGACTTTGTTGTTTTTATTTTTGTGAGCATAAAATTTTTTTAATTATCACAATATCAATGAAAATAATATAGGGACATATTTATAAGAATAGACATGGACCCAAATCCTCATTTTCCGGACCCAAAAGGTGCTGAATTATACACTTGTAAAAAATGTGACTATAAAACATTTAAATTATCACAATGGAAAAGACACATTAAGACCAAAAAGCATAATCCTCATAAATCCTCACAAAATCCTCATTTTCCGGACCCAAAAGGTGCTGAATTATACGTTTGTGAAAAATGTGAGTATTCTACTGCTAAATTATTTTGTTGGAAGAGACATATTAAGACCAAAAAGCATAATCCTCATTTTTGCACCAAAAGCACCAAAAGGTGCTCAGAAAAAGTTCCACTTTTTTGTGATTGTGGTAAAGTATATAAACATTTACAAAGCCTAAACGCTCACAAAAAGAAATGTCCTTTAATAAATGGTGAAAAATCTGAAAAATGGACAACATTAGTATGTCCAGAAAATGTCCAAAAATTATGTGATTATAATAAAGGACTAATATCAAAACGTGACCGTATAAGTGTAATTAATATAGAAAATCAAGAAAATATTAATAAAAAAAGTATAAATAACGATAATATAGACCCAGATTGGAAAGGGATGTTTATGACATTAATAGAACATAACCAGAAACTTATGGAATTAACGGTGAATATAGCAAGCCAACCAAAGACAATTAATAACCAGTTTAATATTATGAATTATTTAAATACAGAATGTAAAGATGCTATAAATCTTAGCGAGTTTATAGATAATATGCAATATAATTTTACAGATTTAATAAAAATAACAGATGAGGGTTGGGTTAGTAATGTAGAGAATACATTTGTTAAAGGATTAAGGGAATTAGAACAACATATGCGCCCTATACATTGTTGCGATAAGAAAAGGAAAAAATTCTATGTAAAGGATGATAATGTATGGGAAAAAGATGATAAACAAGAAAAAGTTCAAGAAGCATTATATAAATTTCATAATAAACAATCCAAGACATATATAAAATGGAAAAATAAGAATAAACAGCAAGTTATAAAGTCTGATGTCTTGCATGATAAATCAATGTATATGAATATAGAACTGTGTAAGGTTAGTAGTAATGATGGTTTAAAATTTAAAAATAAAATTATGAATTCTATGACAGACCTTATAATATCTAAGAAATAATATACAGACCCTGTGTGATTTATATAATAAAAATTGAAATAACAAATATATATATAAAGTGAATTATATATATATATAACATATTTGATACTACTGGGATACTATGAAAGTTCTAGTATTTGACACAGAAACAACAGGGTTGCCAAAATCACGCACCAAGAGCGGTAAATGGTGGATAGATTATCCTAATATTATACAACTCAGTTGGGTATTATATGATACAGTGATTAATAAAATGGTTTCCTTCGGTGATGATATCATCCAATTAGGAAATGGGAAAACTATACCAGAAGATAGTATTAGAATTCATAAGATAACAAATGAGAATATGAGAGAAAATGGTATTAATATTAAAGAAGGGCTTATTAACTTCAATATTGCTATCGAATGTTGTGATAGTATTATTGCCCATAATTTAGAATTTGATAAGAATATGATTATTAGTGAGATGTTGAGGAATGATATTATCCCAGTATTTGATATTTATAAAAAACCAGAATACTGTACAATGCAGAATAATATTGACTTTTGTAAGATTGAACGAAAATCAAAATATGGAAAGACTTACTTTAAATATCCAAAATTAGAAGAATTACATTATATTTTATTCCAAGGTCAATCCCCAAAAGATTTACATAATGCGTTGAATGATGTTATTATTTGCCTCCGTTGTTATCTATATCAGAATGAAAATATTGATATTGTAGAGAGAAGTGAAGGGGTAATTAAAAAAATGTTAGATAATATCCTTTAATTGTCTTGTTGAACTGTCAATTAAAAATGTAGTATACAATATAAAAATATATGGATAATAATAATATATAAATAAATCTTTTTTCATATAATAATTTACAAATTACATTTCAAATAAAAATAAAAATTTATTTATTGTTATATTAATATCCTTGATAATATATTTTTTTAATGTTATGTTTAATATTTATTCCCTATGAAACTATCTATTGAACTATGATATAAATATTGTAAATATTTTTCTATAACTTACTATATGCGCGCTTAACTTGGTTCCATTGTTTGATATTTTCAATTGGAATATTTACCATTTTATCTTGTGTTGGTACAATTACATAACTTTCATGTTTTCGTGTTTTCCAAGAGTAATCATTTTTAATAGGTAACTTTGTAACATTATTGAATACAAATGTTTTTGTTTTGAAAACACTAGTTTCAATATTAATAGAACCAGTTTCAATATCAATAATTTTATCATTCAAGTTATTAATATACTCTGTTAATTTTTCTGGTTCTAAACACATAATCAAATATGTATTTAAATTTACTTGAATTACCGATACTACATCTTGACCGTTCTCATTGAGAAAATCATAAACATCATTATCTTCTACATGTCTTACATTACCTTCCATATACTCAAAATATATTACTGAATTATAACCTGTATATTGAATCGCATTATTCATATAAATATCGCATGCTGAACGCATATATTTAATCCTATCTACCCAATTTTTGGATTTGGATGCAATTCTTAAACGGGCTAATACGTGGATTAGATTATCATAATTATCAGGGGAATAATGTGGAATTTTAAAATGACTAATTAATAACCTAGTAATAAACACGCATGTATTTTTTTGAGTGTCTTCATTCCATAGTTTCATAGCCGGGGTTGACCATGAAATAGTATCAAGAATTTCTTTAAATACTGATACAAACTCAATACAAGCATTATCATATTTGCTTTTCATAATATACATAGTAGAACTAGAAATAGAACTAGAAATAAGTTTAGAGTTCATAATATTATCGGCTGTAATTAGTATTTGATTACTACTTATTTAACATGTTATACTTGTTTCAATTTTTATTTTGCGTAAAAAAACTGATATGTTAATAAAATATATATGTTATGTTGATCTTAAATTAAGTTTTTGATATTAAGTTTTAATATTTTATCCTAACTGCTAATTCATTAGAACCTTTATCACAAATCATAATATAATTATAAATATCAATTTAGTCTTCATAATTATTAAGTGTTACAATTCTATCATTAAAATCTCCTATTATCCCTGTTGTAAACTGGAATGAATATAAACAATTATCTCATTCTCTATCATCATTATCAATAAGGACATTTATATATTCGGTTTCTAATTATTGAGGGTCTAAATTTGTAATTTACCAAATCAATTACTTATACACAATACATATTTTATAATATATAATCTACTAACTAGTAACCACTAACCACTACATGATTCACATGGTTCACCTTGTATATTATCCCCGTTATTGACTACTTTATTAATATTATGAGGATCAATAGTGAATTGTTGTGCTGCTGCTTTAGCCTTAGTTCTAAGATAATATATACCTGTTTTAAGACCTTTTTCCCAAGCATAGAAGTGCATTGCTGTCAATCTATTATAATCTGGGTTTTCCATCCATAAATTCATACTCTGACTTTGACATACGAATATACCTCGGTCAGCCGTCATATCAATCAACGATTTCATTGGTATTTCCCACGCAATCTTATATTTCTCTCTAATACACATAGGAATTTCATCAATATCTAGAACAGAACCTTTATTAAGAATAATCTTATTCTTCATTTTTTCACTCCATAGTTCATAACCAATAAGTTCATTAATTAGATATTTATTAATTATGATGAATTCACCTGCGTTTGTACCCCGTGTATATAAATTACTCGTAAACGGTTCAAAACATTCATTATTTCCCAATATTTGACTTGTTGATGCAGTTGGCATTGGAGCTACTAATAACGAGTTCCGTAATCCATATTTTTTTATATAATGTTTTAATGAAACCCAATCATAGTTTAGTTCTGTAGAGAGAGAAGAATTATCCCACATATCAAATTGTAGTACCCCTTTACTTGCTGGAGAACCTTCAAATGAAGAATAAGAACCTAATAAATTACACTCATTGTTAGGATCAGTATTAAATACAGTATTCATCCCTTCCATTGTATCTATTATATATTTTTCATCATATTCATTCATATATAGTTTTTCTTTTAATTTCATATATTGTTCTTCTTGGTTCTCTCCTTCACCCATTAAATAAGGAATATATGTTTGTAGTTCTGTAGAACGCTCTTTTGCGATGGAATTACTTTCAAGCAATGAGTAATAATAAATAGTTTCGAAAATATTCCTGTTTATTTCTCTCGCTTCTTCACAATCAAAAGGCAAATTCATAATAGCAAATATATCCGCTAGACCCTGAATACCAATCCCAACCGGTCTATGTTTCAGATTACTCCTTCGTGTTTTATCTGTTGGATAAAAATTAACATCTATAACTTTATTTAAATTGCGTGTGATTGTCCTAGTAACATCACCTAACTTTTCATAATTAAATACTGGTCTTGAGTAGTCAACGAATTCCTTATATCCACCAATTTTCTCTCCATTTATAAATACTTGTGGAACACTATTAACATTATATTTATCGTAAAATATAACTCTATCTTTATCATCATCCATGTTTATTTCATCATATTCAATATAGTTTGTATCCATTAAATATTTTACCATTTTACAATAAATACAGTTTTTTCTAGAATATATAATTACATTTTTTTCTTCATCATCTAATATATCTATATCAATTAAGTCCTTCATCTTCTCATTTCTCTCTATAAACATAGGTAGTCCAATAGACGCCAAGTTACATACAGCAGTCTCTTCATCGTTTGAATATTCTATAATTTCAGTGCATAAATTAGAACTCTTAATAGTTCCAAGATTTTTCTGGTTTGACTTCATATTCGATGGATCTTTATATAACATATATGGTGTACCTGTTTCAATCTGGCTATCGAGAATAGAGAACCATAGTTTACGGGCTGATATAGTCTTATTACCACGTCCTTCATTTTCATACTGTGTATATAATTGTTCAAATTTCTCTCCACAAGCATCACTCAAACCTGGACATTTATCAGGACACATGAGCGTCCATAATCCATCGTGTTTTACCCTTGTCATAAATAAATCTGGAATCCATAGAGCATAAAATAGGTCTCTTGCCTTCGTCTCTTCATCCCCATGGTTCTTCTTTAGTTCTAGAAAATTAAAAATATCCCCATGCCAAGGTTCTAGATATATTGCAAAGGAACCATTACGTTTTCCACCTCCCTGGTCTACATAACGGGCAGTATTATTGAATACCCTAAGCATAGGCACAATCCCGTTGCTTGTCCCATTTGTCCCGCGTATATGGCTACCACTTGACCGCACGTTATGAATATGCAACCCAATACCCCCCGCCCACTTAGAAATAGAAGCACACTCACCAAGTGTATTATATATCCCGGTAATACTATCATCTTCCATTGATAATAAATAACAAGAACTCATTTGGGCACGAGGAGTTCCTGAATTAAAAAGTGTTGGTGTAGCATGTGTGAAATATTTCATACTCATTAATTCATATGTTTTAAATGCGCTTTGTAAATCCCACCCGTGAATACCGAGTGATACACGCATCCACATGTGCTGTGGTCGTTCAATAATCTCATTATTATATCTCATTAGGTATGCTCTTTCAAGTGTTTTAAATCCAAAAAAATCTATATCAAAATCCCGAAGATATTTAATAACCGCGTCAATTTCATCACCATGTTGACAAACAATTTTATATAATTGGTCTGATATTTTAGGAGCACTAACACCATGTATATCCTTAAAATCATATAATTTTTTCATAACAAGAGTGAATGAATTCTCTGTATTTTTCTGGTGATTGGATATAATTATCCTGCTTGCCAATTTTCCATAATCAGGATGAAGTGCCGACATTGTAGCACATTCCTCAGATGTTAGTTCGTCAATACTAGTTGTTTTAATTCCATCATATAATTGTTCAATGACTTTCATAGTAAGTCCAGTATAATTTATAGATAGCGGTTCATGCATTACCATTGACCCCATTTTTTTAACCCTACTAAGAATCTTATCAAATGATACTGTTTCTAAATCACCATTTCTTTTTTTTACACTCATCTCACCTGTATCTTTACTATTAATTAATTTCGCATGTTTTGATTGAATATTAGACATTACCTCAACAAAATATATAATGTATAACATATGTTTAATTTTAAGTATGTTTTAAAGAATGAATAATAAGATTATGAAATAACATATCAATTTAAATATATATATAACTGATTATATACAAACTATTATATAAATGGGCGTTGATGTGTGTGTATACGATGATAATTATAATATTATTCCAAAAAAATATTTTATAAAATTGGGATTTCCTTCTGATAATTTACGTGATTTTGGTATTAGTGGTGGATGGGTTTCATATTTTGAAGAACTAGTCGGTATAACTAGAGAGAAACATAATATTAATTATTTGGCTATGACTATGAAACAAAATAATTATGAAGATTTAAATAAATGGTATAATCATATACTAAAAAAAGATAGACAATATGATATTATTAGTGAATATTTGAAAGTATGTATTGATGAGAATTTTACACTAGTTTTTTGGTAAATATTAAATGCTATAATATATAATTTACATAACTAATATAAATATATAAATCCAGTTTATAATTAAATAAAGTAAGACTTAACACCTAAGATCTAATAATAAAATATGACAATAAATAATAAGATATATCCAATATTAAATACTCCATCACAAGAGCAAGAGCGTGTTCTTAAAGCACTAGATAATTATAATGTAATTGTTGATTCTGTTGCCGGTAGTGGTAAAACAACTACTAATTTACACGTTGCTAAGAAATTCTTTAAAGCAAATATATTACTTTTAACATATAATTCAAAACTGAAAATAGAGACACGCGAAAAGGTAAAAACATACGGTATTGAAAATCTGGAAGTCCATAGTTATCATTCATTTTGTGTAAAATATTACGATAATGGTTGTTACAGGGATAATGAGATATATAAATTATTAGATTGTAACAAAATCCCAATAGAAGATTTCAAATATGATATTATTGTAATTGATGAAGCACAAGATATGAACCCGTTATATTATAGATTAGTGAATAAAATTTTCATAGATAATGGAGAGAAATATAAAAACGAATATAATACAACATCAAATAACTTTTATAAAACTAAAATTTGCGTTTTGGGTGATAAATTCCAATCTATTTATGATTTTAACAATGCGGATAACAGATTTATACGATTTGCTGATAAATGTTATAAATTTAATGATTTAAAATGGAAAATAACACCTTTAACAGAGAGTTTTAGAATTACTGAACCAATGAGTGGGTTTATAAATAATTGTATGATTGGACAAGATAGGATAAAATCAATAAAACCTGGCAGAAAACCCGAATATATAATATGTAATACATTTGGTAATTACCACAACGGAGGATTAATCCAATTTAATAAGATAAAGAATGCTATTTATAGCGGAAAATATAAACCAGATGAAATTTTTATATTAGCACCATCTATAAATTCTAAATCAAGTCCTGTTAGAGCATTGGAGAATAAAATAAAATTATCTATGCCTGATATACCGATATATGTACCATCAAGTAATGAAGAGAAAGTAGATAAGAGTATTATTGAGAATAAACTGGTTATTTCTACGTTCCACCAAACAAAAGGATTGGAGAGAAAATTGGTATTCATATTTAATTTTGATGACTCATATTTTAAATATTATAAGAGAGATGCTGACAATCAAGTATGTCCCAACGAATTATATGTTGCGATCACAAGAGCAACAGAGCATGTTGTATTATTTCATCATTACAAAAATAACTTCCTCCCTTTTTTGAATGAGGATTTGATAGAAGATTATGCGGATGTTACACAAATAGAAGATTTGGATATCCCTGTAAATAAAAGTGTAAATGAAGATATTAAACATATGAACTATAGTGGTAATCCTGGAAATACGACGGCAATTTTAGAAACTGATGTTGATAATAATAATACTAATAACAAATCCACACATATTAGTGTAACAACCATATGTAATCATATGCCAAGCAAAGTTATAAATGATTGTATGAAATGTATAACTGTAAATATTATAAGAGAAAAACGTCATACAGGTATTAATATACCATCTAAAACTGAGAGAGATACCAGTAAAAAAAATCACTTTTATAAGAACAAAACTATTGAGAGTATTAGTGAGATTAATGGTTTAACCATACCAATATATTATGAATATATATTGAAAGGGAACCTTGATATATTAAATATATTACCTGAAAATGAAAATCAAACTCTTCATTCAGATAAATTAACTTTAGCACTTCATAAGATAGAAAATAATAAGAAGAAACAGCAAGATAATATGGAAAACAAAGATAATAACAAAACCAAAATCATAGATTTATCATACAGGGATATAAATAAAATTAGAGAGAAGCTCAATAATAAGACCCTAACAATAAACGATTGTTTGTATATAGCAACACGATATAATACATATAAAGATGGATATTTATTCAAACTTAAACAAATCCAAGATTTCGATTGGATATCTAATGAATGTCTTAATAAGTGTATGAATAATCTAAATTCGTTGAATATATCAAATAAAGCAGTATTCGAAAAATACATATCTACTGAATTTATTGCAAATAATATTAAATATTCAATAAATGGTATTATGGATTGTATAGATGGTAATGATGAAAATCAAGTAAATATATATGAATTTAAATGTACGAGTGATTTAGAAGAGACACATATATTACAACTGGCTATTTATGCATTTATTAATGAAACTGAGAGATTGAATTATATTCTAAATAATGAAAAAACACAGAGTAAAATATATGGTTATACAAATAATGAAATAGCAGACAAAGAAACGAAAAAAAACCTAAATAAAAAATACAATTATTACTTATATAATATATTTAATGATGAATTACTTGAAATCAAATTTGAATACAGTAATTTAGTTAAAATGATTGATATGTTAATACGAACGAAATTCGCAAAGAAAAAAACACTTACGGATTTTCAATTTATTTCTAACCTTAATAAATATTAAGCAAAAAAAATTGATTAAAAATAATCCAGATAAAACAGAGACATCAATAAGTTTATACTTAGAAAGCAACTAATATTATGACTATTTATGCTGTAATTGACGATGGTGATAAAAAACAGTTTAATTTATTATCTCAATTACTAGAATATGAAAAATATCATAATATTGTAGAATTGTATTGTTATAATGAAGAATTGTATCATTTACCAACAATTTTACCAAAATCATTGAGAAAATTAGACTGTAATAATAATTGTATAGTAACATTACCAGAATTACCTGATAGTCTGGAAGTATTAAATTGTAGTGTTAACAAGATTAAATGTTTACCGATAAAATTGCCTTCTAATCTTAAAATACTTAATTGCTCTCGCAATTACTTAGTAATGTTGCCAAAAGATTTACCTGAAACGATTATGGAAATAGATTGTAGTAATAATATTCTAACAGAAATACCGAAGTATTTTCCACCAACAATGAAAGGTGTATTTAATTGTAGTAATAATTTTATTGAAACTATTCCCAACGATTTAGATTGTAGTTTCTATAATTTAAATATTTCATATAACAGGTTACAGAATATCCCAATTAAACTACCTGAAAGCATTAAAGAATTGAATTGTAGTTACAATCGTATTACTGGTTATCTCAGATATATACCATCAAATATTTTAATATTTGAGTGTTATCATAATAAAATAACGCGCATTCCTAATAATTTAGGTAATGTAAGATATTTTGATTGTTCAGATAATATGATAAGAAAACTGCCTTATAATATGAGTGATGTATTGGAATATTTAGATTGTAGTAAAAATAGAATATATCATTTAGAACATGAAATACCTAAAACAGTAACATCTTTTATTAGTGATACAAATATTTATAAACCAAACCTTGCAGGATATTATATTAAATATAAAATTTTGGGTAACATTAGAAATAGTATAAAAAAATCTATATCAGATAGTGATAATATGGTATGTAATGATGAAATTACTACATTTAATTATTCCTCAAATATATATAATGATACTTTAATAAATCCGTTCATTCCAAAAAATTATAACAAAAATCTTGGTTTGTTTCATAAGGATAATACATATTATTTAAAAATGCGTATTATACATTATATTGATATTGTAACGGGGATATTTAAATAATAAGGATATTGATTGTATCCCAATAGGAGTGTGTTTCGCATAGAAAATAAGGAGCGAAACACAACCCTATATTACAGATAATAAATATATTATTTATTATAATATTGTAGATGACATTGTATGTAATAATAGAAAAGATAATGAAATTAAATTACAAAATAAATCACTAACAATATTCGCAACTAATTCCAGTAATATATACTGGTTTAATAAAATAAAAAACAACATAACACATTATATTAATAGGGTTAAAAATTTTTCGATTAGATTATTATGTAATTATATTTGTGCCTCGAAAAGTAAAACATGTCTAGGATGAAGAACAAAATTAGAATATCCTTTTAAATCTATAGTTAAAAATATTACAAACAAAATTACAAACAAAATTTTCGGAACTATTGACATATTAACCTGTACAGTATTAAACTTTGATTTTTATAAATAAAGTTTCTCTAATATATTATTAATTATAACATAATGATTTTTTTGAAAATCCGGTTGGTTTAATAAAATATCTTTCTAATAATTCTTTTTTATTGAAATTATATGATTGTACAATATACCATAAACAACTCGTACATATATAATCATTATATCCATTTTTATGGTATACACCAAAAATTTCATTTATAATTTCAGCAAATTTATTATTTTTGATTTCTTGGAGATCATGACAAAATATTAACGGTAGTAATTTTTTGTATTTTTCTAATATATTATTAATTTCAATTTTATTATATTGATAACATTTTCGACATCTTGGATTACAATTTTTTAATATTTTTTCAATCAAATTATTCTTATTTATATCAATACTTATATACTTACTTAAATCTTCTAAATCCATTATATTTTATAACAGTATAAATATAATCCGGTTAAAACTTAATAATTACTATTAATTATCTTATATTTCAGTTGTTCATCTATAAGCTGACCAAATTCAATAGTAAAATTAAAATCTTGGTTCTTAAAATCAACCAAACGTCCATCGTGAAACCTGAATTTAAATCTTAATTGTCTTATATTTTGAAGAGGGACTTTAAAATTTGTTATGTTAAATATCTCACAATTCTGTCCTAAATATTTTTTTAAACCGTCATGTTGTCTAATAATAGGTATTTTTGCGAAAGCGTTACTTGTCCTACCAGTATAATCGCTATTATTCAATAGAACAGGGTAAGGATCTAATTCATCTATATTATTATATTTATTTACTTCCATATAAATAACATTATCACTATCTAAGTTGAGAATAAAATCAGACTGTGAATAATATATTTTATTGTCTGTTTTATCTGTAGAAGCAGGTATAACTAAATTAATAGAATCTATAGTATAAGGTCCTTCTTTTGTACAAGCATCATAAACACCCCTTTCATATCCAATATAATATGGAAACCCCCATTTTGTTGGATTACAAAACACATGCTGAAAACCACATTGAGTATTATATTCTATATTTTGAGAGAAATATAAATTGTAAAAATCACGATTATTAATAAATTCTATTTTATGTGAGGATGGATTATATTTAATAATAAAATTATCGTATGTATAACCTACCGGAAGTGTATAACTTGCATCTATTAATGTTTGTGTAATTGTAAAATTCATTTTATTTTGTATCTCATCAGCAAGACTTATTGGTGTATAATATCCTTCATCTATACAGATTTCATATTTTCCATCTTTTTTATAATAATCATCGAGTGCGTCAAAAGCATAACTTAGGTCGGGATTGATAATCTGACTAGGTTCTATATCTATTATGAATTTTGTATTTTGATAATTATTTGAGAATGTATAAAGTTTTGTTGGGATTGTAATATCTGATAATTTCATGTATATAATATTAGTAAGGTCGCAAGGTAATATTATGTCAAAACAATTTGAGTTTAAAAATTTAAAATGATCCCTATCTTCTGTATGGATAGTTACGTGTTTTTTTTCTAAAAAAAAAGTCTGTTCTCTTTCAATTAATGGGTGATTTTGTTGGGAAAACATGATATTATACTTATATTATGTAATATTATTTTTATTGTTGTTATTATAATTTGATATAATAAAAACATAATATTTAATCAGGTTATTCACTTATTTATTCAATTACTTAAACATATACTCACGAAGACAATTATTGATTATTGATTATTGTCTAAAATACCAGCGTAAAGAAAAGTATGGTGGGAATACATCCATTGATTTATTCATGCTCATATTTGGACCCTTCTCAGCAATTGCCAATATTTCTCTAATAGATAAACCATAATCATGGTACCATAAATCAGATAAAAGTCCATCAAATCCACCATTCATATTTACATATACATCTCCATAGTTTTGTTTTGGGACACTATTAAATTTATGACGGTTTACTATTGTGCCATTAATATATGTGTCCATTTTATCGCCTTCTACCCTAATTATTACATTAATCCATTTATTTAATGGGATGTCCTTAATGTTTACTTTCTCAGTAATATTGTTATAAGTGTTCATTATGACAACAAGATTATTTGTATTTTTATCTAAATATAACCCGGGTGCATTATTGGGCATGCTCATACCATCACTATTTCCACCTGAAAACCCATCATTGCCCTTATGGAATATATGTTTGAATTTGCCGTCTTGTTTTAATTGCTCCACAAATAACCAAACAGACCAAGAGAACTCTATACCGTTATTTTGATCTACAGAACGCATAATGGTAACACTCCCACTTGATTTTGGATCTTGTGGGATCATTTTTGCTACATGTCCTGGTTTCATACCATCTACTAATTTTGGGTTTGATGTTGGAGCCATAAAATATGTTATTAATGATGTTCCAACACGTAAAATAAGAACAAATGCGATCATAACAAGGACGAGAAATGCTATCTTTGCAACTAAAGTGTTGGAGTTCAAAAATTCTTTACTACCTGATATATATCTATTTGAACCAAATGTATTTCCAATATTAGACAATGATTGTCCGTATCCCTGAGTTAATCTTGTAAATTGTTCGCTCATATTTATATAATATATATTAAGAAATAAACTAATATATATTAATCGTTTTACTTTATATTAAACTATAATTTTAACCCGATGATTATCCAAAACTCTAAACTCTAAACAACAAAATTTATATTTCAAAACTATTAATTTCTTTATTGTCCTTTACAAATGCGAATTTTACACGATATTTATTAAATAAGTTGCTCATAGATGAGCCACCAAAACCTTCTTTATAAATGTTATATGCTTGTGAAGGATTTACACTATCTGCAATGTATCTAAAATTGCTGACAAAGCCTGAAAATCCACCGTCGGGAGTTACAAATATATTTGATGCTGGGTTCATTTTTGGAACCCCAGGGAGGAGGCATGTTCTTACTAATTTACCATCTAAATATAAATCTAAAGCCCTGTCATTTATAGACATTATAAGGTTTGTCCATCTCTGTAATGGGACATCATCTAACGTACAAGTATGATTTTTACCAGTGGTGTTTGATCCAGTTGTTGGATAAGTTGCTAAAGTAACATGGATATTATTCACTGAAGGGGTAAATTCTACCATTGGTGCTACCCCACCATCTTGGTCTTTACGTGCGAATATAACTTTTGATTGTCCATAACGGTAGTTCCAATCATTTACGAAAACCCAAATAGAAAATGTATAATTAGAAGATGCACCAGAAGGCAATGAACCAGCAGAAATAACTTTTTGTGCTCGTGCGTCGTTCATTTTTACAAGCATTTGGTCTGTCTTACTAGAAAAGAAATAATAATATGCAAAATATAAGACAACAAGCACTATTACAGTAAATATAATTGTTTTCGTATTCATAATATATTATATATTAAGATAATTTTAAAAAAAATAAATAAAAGAAACTAAATAAAAGAAACATATGTTAAGAAATATTCTTAATAATTTACAAATAAAATTAATACGGTCTTTTTTTATTCCTTAGAATTTCATATAATGTATTTATTTTTGCTTTTGATAATGTATTTTTATAATATATTACATTACATATTCCTCCTGGATATCCTTTCTGTTCTCCTAATACTATATTATCCATTCTTAAATATGGAAGTATTTTATTTTTAGTCCCTACTAATTCCCCATTCATAAATATATCTGTTATCCCACTATTGTAATTAATTACTATATTATTCCATTTTTGTAATTGTATATTATTACTGCTATATATAGTATCATATAGACCTTCCTTCCCTTTTTTCATAGTAACCCTTAAGATATTATCTTTACCGTTATATTCTATCTTAGGGTTACCACCATAGTCTAAAATAGATGTGTATTTATTAGTAGAAACCCTATAATTCTCACCTACATCATCCAAGAATAACCAAAAACTAACGGAATAATTATAATTATAATCAGGGTTGTTTATATCTTCATTATCATTTTCCCCCGATGGTTCCATTTTACTACCCTTATGTAAGTTTTCAAATGTCCCTACAGTATGTATAACATCTGTATATACTGGTTCTCCCAATAATAAAGTTCCATCATGTGTAAATATTTTATCCATTATGTAAGGAACCAAGAAATATAACACTACGAATATAATTTCTATACCAATAATTTTATATATAAAATTAGGGGTTGTTTTAATATCATTCATAAAAAATGCATAATAATTTATGACAAATTCTGGAATTCCAAATGTTAAATTGAATAACTTATTACCAAATGAACTATTTTTTATTTTTTCATAATATGCTGATTTTCTTATGTAATATGAAATAATATATAATCCAAACATTATTAATCCTAAATTGATTAAAAAACTAACAATATTATTAGCAAATACAGATGACGTAAAAATATATAATAATATAAAAAATACCGTTAATACTAAAGTTATTCCTACGATAAATTTGGTATATTTGAATATATTTGAATTTATACTATCACCACTATTCATGAATTTGCTCATAATCCCTATGCTCCATATTGTTCCTATTATGATAAAGGCAATATTTGTATAATATTCGTATTTTTGCATGGTATAATTTGAGGATCTAAACAAGAATATATAAAAGAAAATTATATAAAGCATAAGGAGTGTTGAACTAATAAGTGGTGTTTTATGTAATTTTACATATGAAAATAAGATGGATGAGTAATACTTTATTCTCTCAAAAAAAGTAAGAATGTATTTATAAAAATCCATTATTATACGTAGATATATATATTATCAGTATATATTTGTTGTTAGATAATGTGGATAATGTATAACCTATATATTTCACTCCATCTTAATGAACAATTTCAAAATTCTGCAATATATTATATACACTTTCTAAAATATCTTTTTTCTCTTTATCATAATCACGGATACAAGAAGTAGACTCATCATATGTTTTAAAATCTATAGCACTAACTTCGCTTTTCTGATAATTTGTTAAGACATTATTCTTATTGCATGATATTGGCATATTAATTTTAGCAAGATAATATTTATGTTTATATGATTTAAAGTTTGAACCGTTAAATATTTCTTCAAATGGTTGAATGTTATATATAACGTTTATGTTGTTATTATTAATACCTGTTTCTTCACTAAATTCACGTATTGCTGTATTTAATTCTTTCTCTCTGTATTCACGTCTACCTTTTGGAAAACCCCATTCTGGTTCTTCCCATGAAGTCTCTACATTAGATAGACATGATTCTAAATTATAGAACTCACTTGTAGTAGAAATACCATTAACAAGAGCCTCATATTTCTCCTTGGAAATATATTCTTCATTTATATAACGTTGTTTTAATTTCATATTTCCCCATAATTTATTCCAATTATAATTAAATCCATTCTTAAGATAACTTCTCTCTTGCACTGTCATCTCATTAAGTAGGTTCATTATATATGCTTTATTATGTAATTGATATTTCCCACGTATAAAATCAACATATCCTAATGTGTCTTTTCTACGAATCAATAAGAATTGATAATCTTTAATAGTCTTATTGAAATAATATCCTATAATACCGATGCTTGTTATTGGAAATTTAGTATTATTATTATCACTTGTTGCAATATATTCACCTTCTGTAAATATATTTTTATCGTTCATGATAGAATCACAATAATCGTCTTTACAAATTGATTTATTATGATTATTATGATTATTATGACCTTTAATAATAATTTTTTTATTATATGCAAAACGATCATTTTTACAAATATTATCTTTTGAACTAGTTGTATTTTTTATCGTTTTTGAATAATTAGAGATATTATTTGGAATATTATTTTTCCTTATATTAAACATTTCATGCTTCAATGAAGTATTTTTTTTTAAACATTTATTTTCGCGGTCACACCCATTATCTTTATATTTACAATTATTCATATTAATGTATAATTTATTATATGATATTAGTTATTATCTTTATCTTTTTATATTAATTGAATATAATGGAAAATTTCACAATAGCAAATATAAATGACACAATTATTTGGGATGAGAATATATGGGGTCCTCGTTTTTGGTTCTTTATAAATACCATGGCGATGACTTATCCAGTAAACCCACACGAAACAACAAAGAAAAAGTATTATGAATTTATACAAAATATGCCAATATTTTTACCTAATCCTGAATATGGAAATAATTTTGCTAAGTTATTAGATAAATATCCTGTAACGCCATATTTAGATTCTAGACATTCCATATTAAAATGGGTTCATTTTATACATAATAAAATAAATAAGGAACTTAAAAAAGATGAAATTACATTTGATGAATTTATAACATCATATTGTCATATATACACTAATGACAGAGAGAAAGATAATAAAACTTATAAATGGAAAAATAAAGTAATATATTTTTGTTCTATTTTAGCACTCATAGTTAGTGTATATATAGGATATAATATTGGCGGTAAAGGGATATAATTTTAAGATAAACTATATATGAGTAATATTTTTTTAAAAGTATATTATAATGAGATTTGAAATTATATTATTGTTGATAACGATAGCTCTTGTATATAATACATATTATGATGGAAAATTAATAAATATGATTAAAATAGACGTAAAATATTTTAAAATAGCATCTTATGTAGCAATAGCATTCGTTATATATATATTCATAAAGAAACAACCATTTCAAACTAGATCACTATTAACACATGCTAATGATATAATACGTTATATGCCGATAGATAAAAACTCAAAAAATATTATAACGCCAATTTTGGATTATACGAAGGATAAATTTTTAACAGGCATTGATAAAGATAATATAGGATATGATAGTAGTAACGAGACCCATACAGTTGGTGGGTTCTCTCTATCTGGAGGTGGATATAAGCCAACACAGGATAACCGAATTATTAACTCAGGGAAAAATACTATTCATAAAAGGTCTGTGAGCGAGACTAAGAAAAAATATGTTGCTTCTAATCAATCTTGGAAATGTGGACACTGTAACAACCCTTTAGACCATACATATGAAATAGACCACATAATGGATTTACAACATGGAGGGGATAATAATGTAAACAATCTAATTGCGTTATGTAGAAATTGTCATGGTAAAAAAACAGTTCAATCTAAACTATAATTAAGTATGAAGTTAAAATATAAATATAATAGAATATCTAATATAATATTATATTAAGTAATGAGTTCAAAAATAAGGACTTCTCCAAGTGGTTCAAATAGTATTCAAATAAAGAAAACTAGGAAACGAATACCATTGTCAAGGAAGAAAAAATTAGTTATTAAATCACAACTACCTCAACCGACAATATCACAACCACCACCACCACAAACGGGTAATAAAGTTGTGGATATAGTAAAAGAACCAATATATGATAATTTTGATAAAATAATTAATGACATAAAAGGTTTCGATAAATGGTATAATAATCACGATAAAGAATTACAGAAATTATTATTAGAGTTCCAAAATAGAGAGAGCATTATTTTAGGCAATAACCCAGATAAATTGCAGTTTTTATATCCTCATTTATTAGACCCTAATTTTAATATAAAAATAGCAGAAAAAAAAGAATTCAATGATTTAGTATATGATACTGATATAAAAGATGTAGAAGAAGAGGCAGATTTAATGTGTAGTGCGGGGTTTGAAATATCACCCCATCAGATATTTGTGCGAAATTTTCTCTCTTCATTAACACCATATAACAGTTTATTATTATATCATGGATTAGGAACAGGTAAAACGTGTTCGGCAATATCCGTGTGTGAAGAAATGCGTGATTATATGAACCAGGTTGGGATACAAAAGAAAATTATTATTGTAGCATCACCTAATGTCCAAAGTAATTTTAGATTACAACTATTTGATGATAGAAAACTAAAAGAAGTAAATGGATTATGGGATTTGAAAGCATGTACAGGTAATAAACTATTGAAAGAAATAAATCCTATGAATATGAAAGGATTATCTAAAGTTAAAATAGTGAAACAAGTGAATAAAATAATAAATAAAGGATATGTCTTTATGGGATATATAGAATTTTCAAACTACATCACAAAATTAAAAAGCCAATATTTAGTTGAAGGAGATGAAGACCAAACAAAGAAAAACAAAGAGAGAGCCCTTAAAAGAGAGTTTTCGAACCGTTTAATTGTTATTGATGAAGTCCATAATATCAGAATTAGTGGAGACAATCCAAATAAAAAGATTGCTCAAAACTTACTTGATATGGTGAATTATTCCGATACATTAAAGTTATTATTATTATCAGCTACTCCTATGTTCAATAGTTATAAAGAAATAGTATGGCTCATAAATTTAATGAATATAAATGACGGGAGACCCAAAATAGAAGTGCGCGATATATTTGATAAAAAGGGAAATTTCAGAGTAGATGGTTCAAATGAAGTTGGTAAAAATCTGTTACTGCAAAAGATGAGGGGATATGTATCATTTGTCCGTGGAGAGAACCCATACACATTCCCATATAGGATATACCCAAGTGATTTTAATAAATTACTAACATTGAAAAATCCTGGGTTTGAATACCCAAAATATCAATTAAATGGATCATCAATTATACAAGGTATAGAATATTTAGATATTTTTATAAATAAAATAGGCAATTACCAAAAAATAGGATATGATTTAGCGAAACAGAAATTAAAATCAAATTTACCGGATGAAGTAACCATGGATAAAGGGATGGGATGGACGAATGTGGAATTACCATTACAAACTTTAAATTTCGTATATCCCAATTCAAGATTAGATGAATTTATTGAGAACCCCAAAAAAGAAGAGAAAATAGACATTCGTAGTTTTATTGGACGACAAGGATTACTACAAGTAGTATCTTACAATGATAAAACAAAGCGTGATTTTGAATACAAACAAAAACCTTATGAGAAATATGGTAACATCTTTTCATCCGATGGATTACAAAAATATTCTATGAAATTACACAATATAATGGGTTTAATAAAGAAATCAAAAGGAATTGTATTATTATATTCTCAGTATATCGATGGTGGTTGTGTGCCAATTGCTCTAGCATTAGAAGAATTAGGCATTACCCGACTAGGGAATGATAATCTATTTAAAAGTGAACCAATACCTAAGATTGATTCTATTACAATGAAGGCAAAAACCGAACTTGATAAGGATAAGGAACATATATTTAATCCAGCAAGATATATTATGATTACGGGAGATTCCAAATTATCCCCCAATAATTTAAAAGAAATAAAATCGGCAACAAATGAGGATAATGTAAATGGAGAGAAAGTAAAGGTTATTATTATTAGTAAAGCAGGTTCCGAAGGGATTGATTTAAATAATATTAGACAAGTTCATATAATAGAACCATGGTATAATATGAGTAGAACGGATCAAATTATTGGGCGGGCAGTAAGGTTCCGCAGTCATTGTAGATTACCATTTGCGGAGAGAAATGTAGAGATATATTTACACGGTAGTATTGAAGACAAAAAAGTAATAGGATCCCCAAATGAAGAAGATATGGAAGATAAATATGATGAAAATGATAGAGAAGAAGAAACAATAGATATGTATATATACCGAATGGCAGAAAAGAAATCTATACAAATGGGTAATGTTTCCCGTGTTATGAAAGAGAATGCTATAGATTGTTATTTGAATGAGGGATTGAATAATTTAACAGAGATAAATATGAAACAAACCGTTAAATTGTCACTATCAACCGGGTATAATATAGATTATAATGTAGGCGATAAAAAATTCACACAGATATGTGATTATATGGAAAAATGTGATTTCACATGCAAACCTGAAATAGATAAATCAGAATTAAGTGTTAATATGGATAGTTATAACGAAAATTTTATTATTTTGAACATAGATAAGATAATATCTAATATAAAAGAATTGTTTAAAGATAGATATTTATATAAAAAAGATGATTTAATTAAATTGTTAACACACACTAGAAAATACCCCCTTATCCAAATAAATAAAGCATTAGATTACCTGATAAATGAACGTAATGAATATATTATTGATATGTTAGGGAGATTAGGACACTTGGAAAATATAAATGAGATGTATTTTTTTAAACCAATAGAATTAGAAACCAAGCATATAACAATTGAAGATATGAATAGACCGTTTGATTATAAACATAAATCTATAAAATTTAATCTTCAAGATAATATAATGGAAAGTTCTATACTAGAGAATATACCCAAAAAAATAGTAGATAAAGATAAAAAGGGAGATGCTATAAAAGAAAATATTTCTGGTGTATTAAAAAAATTACTAGATACCTATTATTTAATAATAGAGACAAAAGATGTAATTCGTGGAGACAACGATTGGTTTAAGCATTGTGGAGTTACCATTCAAAAATTATCAGCAGAGATAAATTTAGACATATTGAATTCATTCGCATTGCATCATTTAATAGATATAATGGATAATAATGATAAGATGAAATTGATCGAATACCTGAATATTAGAGAGAAAATAGGGAATATAATTATGGATGACATTTTCTTTGAAAAAATAGAAAATTATATAAATAAAACGCTATTGATAGAATTAAATGAAAGTATGGGTGGTGCTAAAGGATATTTATTAGAAAATAAAAATGCGATAAATTTATATGTATTGAATAGTGAAAATATTTTAGAGAGAGCAAAACCGACAGATATAGATGATTTCAGAGAAGAACTCCAGAAAAAGATTTTAGATATTAGCCAAATTAGTGATTTTGTAGGATTTATGATGGCTATTAATAAATCAGGGATGATTATTTTTAAGACTAAAAATATGCTTGATAAAAGGTCAAGAGGTGCAAGATGTGATCAAGCAGGCAAAAAAACACAATTAAAGATATTGAATCAAATATATGGAGAAACTGAAAAATATACAAGTAGTAATAGCAAAGATAGTAAAATACCGCAATTATGTAGCGAACAAGAATTTTTGCTACGTTATTATGATGGAATAAGAAAAGATGGTAAAAAGTGGTTTTTCAATTATGAAAATGCGCTATTTAATAAGATTGATAAAAATTAAATAATCACTATAAAACAGTAATAATATATATATATATATATGGATATATGGAGGTAATATAAAATAATTAAATTATTAAGTTCTAATCTAATAAATCCAATAAATCCAATAAATCCAATAAATATATAAATCTAATAAAAATTGATTAAAAATAAATAATAAATTTAAAAGAATAATTATATATATAATAATGTCTAGCACCCAAAAAGAATTAAGAACTAATCAGCAAAAAAGGTCAGATAATATAACTACATTAATTGGTGAAAAAGATGTAAAAAAACCAGATTTAACAAGTGATGATAAACACCGTAAAGGATTAGGGATTTATATGTTACAACTTATTCATAGAAAAATTACATTACCATTCATACTCATGGGTGGTAATATTGGGGAAATAATCCAGAGGAAGTTAATTGAAGATTTAGAAGGACGTTGTATTATAGAGGGATTTGTAAAGAATAACTCTGTAAGAATAATAAATTATTCGGCAGGTATTATGAAAAGTAATAATGTTGTGTTTGATGTAATAGTAGAATGTTTAATTTGTTGTCCTGTTGAAGGGATGCGATTTAAAATTAAGGTTGATAATATCACAAAAGCAGGAATACGTGGAAGCAGTGGCAGTAAATCACCTGTTGATGTATTTGTTGCAAGAGACCATCATTATAAAGATAAATATTTCAATAATGTCCAAGTTGGTGATACAATTCAAATCCGTGTTTTGGGACAGCGGTATGAGATTAATGACCCAAAGATTTCTGTTATTGCTGAAATGATGAAACCTAAAAAGTTAATTAAACGTGATCCATCCAAGAAAATTAGATTAGTAATAAAGTAATAAAGTAATAAAGTAATAATCATATAATCACAAAATTATAAAAGAATTATAAAAGAATTATAAAAGAATTAGAGCAATATAATTATATTACTAGTTATAAACTTAAACATTATAATATAATTAATTATAATATATATATTCAATGTTATCAAATAGTGAATATCAAGAAAATAATACAGATAAATCAGAAAACACTAATGTTAATACAGATAATGAAACTACCAATGAAAATGATAATGAAAATGAATATAAAGTGTCTATAAGAGATAAAATAGAGTTATTAACATCGGGAGAACAAAAAGAAATATTTAGAATATTTAGAAAATATGATATCGAATATAGCGAAAATAGTAATGGTATATTTATCAATTTAATTAGTGTGAATAGTAGTATATTACGCGAAGTAGAAAATTATATAACACATTTATTAGTTATTGAAAAAGAAATAACAAATATAGAAAATCAAAAGAATGAAATTAAAAATAATTTTTATTAGATATGATAAAGTTTTATTATTGAAACAATATAAATATATTATCAGCAATATATTTATTAAATACTCAAATATGTCCCGTAATATAATAGATTTAAATTCTTTAAAAAAATATTATTTAACAGAGAATAATAGCAAGTATTTTACATCGTGGCTTGATAAATTACGATGTGAAAAAGAGCCAGATGGTAGTGATAAAATTAATAGTTATTATCATAATCAGGGTACCAATAAAACCCATAAGAGAAATGAAAACTATATTAAAACGCCTGTTGATTATAGAGTTATGGGTATGGGTATGGGTATGGATATGAGTATAAATGTAGAAAACCCAGGAAAAGAAGGAAAAGAAGGAGAACCTGAAACCTCAATAAATAAAATTAGTGATAAACAAGATATTAATTACTACATATATAATAAGAAAAATCATCTATTTTGGATTTTTTATATATTATTACACGGATATGATGAGTATAATTATCTAAATAAATCTCATATATTTGGCATTGAAAATAAAATAAGGTTTGAATTAATAGATGAATTGAATAGTAAAAAAGAAGACATTAAAATAATGTGTAAAAGATATAAAATAAAATATGATGGTATTATTCAGAACTTAGGAAACGGTGAAGATTTGGAAATGGATACATTCAAAATAATATGTATATTAAAAAATATTAATATAATATTTAAACGTTATTGTTTCATTGAAATTATGAAAAATGATGATAGTAATGATTTTTATTGTATTGTATTGAACTCACGACTTCATACTAATAATAAGAAACAATCAACAATAAAAACATTCAATTATAACTTATCTAAATTACATAATGATACAACTAATAGTATATTGAAGCTGTATGATAATGATGACAATGATAATGACCATGATGATGACCACGATAATAATACTTGTATTCATGATATGGGACATGAAGAAGGACATAATGAGAAAGGTTACATAATAGTTAATAGTATAGAAAAGGCAGTTAAATCTATTGGGAATTATAAATTATCAGAGTTACAATATATAGCAAATAAAATTGGGATAAATATAGAAATAGAACTGGGAAGTATACATACACTAGCAACAAGAAAGAAAAAAAATAAGAGAAAGGTAGATTTATACCAAGAAATAATGGAGATCATATAAAAGAAAATAAAATAATAGAAATATCTAAATATCTAAATATAAAATTGATTATATAAGAATATAAAATAATAATATACAATTATAATATACAAAAATGAGCTTACAACGCGATAGTAGAACCCCAAAACCTGATATAAAGAATTTATTGGAACTATTTTATAACAATGCCAATACTACAGATATAACAGGGAGGAAGAATTTGGAGTTTGAGGTTCGTTTTGGCACACGTGGATTTAAAAAAATCACAAAAATAGATTTTGATAATGTAGCACAATATCTATTGTCTAAGGGTTTTAGAGTTCATAAAAATGATATATCCTCATTACGTGTTAGAAACCAATTCAATGATCCAAGGACAGGTAAAACAAAAATATCAAATCTACGAACCGAAATATACCATGATAATAATATTAGCAATTATTGTCGTAAAAACTCGTTAATGGAAGAGGGAACTACCGATTCTTTAATGCCTGGGATAGAATTCCTTCAAAAACTTTCTTATTTTAAGGAAAATAGTCAAGGAGAAGGCTCTGCTATGATTAGACCAGTTAATTTTGATGATTTAAATTTTAGAGTTACAATACAAGAAGAACGTAAATTAAAAGAGGGTAATGGATTAGTCAACCAATTATTAAATGATTGGAATGATAAAAAAAAATTATTTAGGTATTTAACTAGAACAACATTAGTTCATAAAGATTATCCATTTATTCAAGTAGATTTAAGTGTCGTGAAAACTTCAAACGCCAAAGAAAACGGCAATTTAATCCCAACATATAACGTTATTGAATCAAATGTGTTTAATAATCCGGAAAGTTATGAAGTTGAAATAGAAGTATTACCATTTAAGAGGGTTAGTTTTGATGATATGAATGATAAATTACGTTCCACTATAAAATATGTATTATGTGGGATACAACAATCAAGTTATCCTATTGGTTTAGACGAAATGCGAGCGATTAAATACAACTATATGGAGTTAGTTACAGGTAAACCACATGAGAAAGGAATATATTCAAAACATTTTATTGGTCCATCTTCAATTACTTTAGAACTAAGGAATATACAGCCTCTAGATGATGATATGCGGAGTCCAAATATAAGAGAAAATTATTGTGTTACTGATAAGGCGGATGGATTAAGAAAGTTATTATATGTAAATGGTTCAGGAAAAATTTATTTTATTGACATGAATATGAACGTTCAATTTACGGGTTTAATAACTAAAAGTAGAGAACATTTTAATAGTATATTAGACGGGGAGCATATACAATATAATGATGTAGGTGAATTTTCTAATAAATATATGATATTTGATGTATATTTTATAAATAGCGAAGACCAGAGATCGAAGGAATTTGCAAATTTACAAATCAGAGATGGAGATGACCAAGGAGAAGGAGAAGATGAATTTCTATTAACTGATTATAGATTTCATTTATTGGCACCATTTGTCGAAAGTTTAAATAGTATGCATGTAGTCCCAGGAAATGGTGAATTAATTATATCTATTAAAAACTTTTCATTTCCTTGGAGAACAAAAGACAGAAAAATATCTATATTTGAGGCTTGTAATGAAATATTAACTAATATCCATAATAAACATATTGGATATAATACAGATGGGTTGATCCTTACACCTTGTAATCTTGGTGTAGCAATGTCTCTAACAGATACAGAAGTAAAAAATTATAAAATTACATGGCAAAACTCATTTAAATGGAAGCCTCCACATCATAATACTATTGATTTCTTAGTTACTACACAAAAAGAAGAAAGCGGTAAAGATGAAACACATAATATATTTAATGATGGTAAAGATATGTCATCAATGGATCAAATAGTTCAATATAAGACCCTTATATTAAGGGTTGGGTTCGATGAGTCAAAACACGGGTATATAAATCCTTGTGAGATGGTTATACAAAATAAGTTACCAAGTGTATCAAATATTGATGATAATGATAAATATAAACCAATTGCTTTCCATCCTATTAACCCGATTGATAATAAAGCATATTTATGTAATATTCAATTGAAGGAAATGAATGGGAATAAATATATGTCAACTGAAGATAATCTTGAAACATTTGATGATAATACTATTGTTGAATTTAGATATGATGAGAGTAAAGATGAAGGATGGAGATGGGTTCCGATAAAAGTAAGATACGATAAAACAGCTGAATTTAGAAATGGATTAAAAAATTTTGGTAATGCACATCATGTAGCACAGAGCGTTTGGAGTTCGATACATAATCCTGTTACTATTGATATGTTAAGAACAGGTATAAATATTCCTCCACTGCTTGACGATGATGATGTATACTATAATAGGGGTAGTAAAGATACCAGGAATAGAATGGGTGGATCTTCAAGGGCACTCCGTGATTTCCACAATTTATATGTAAAAAATAAACTTATTACAAGTGTGTCAAATCGTGGAGGTTCATTAATTGATTTAGCTGTAGGAAAAGGAGGTGATTTTACAAAATGGATTAAATCACGTCTTGGATTTGTATTTGGAATAGATATTTCTAGAGATAATATAGAGAATAGGTTGGATGGTGCTTGTGCTAGGTATCTTAATTATTTAAAGAAGGTTAAGAAAATACCAAGATGTTTATTTGTGCAAGGTAATTGTGGATTAAATATTATGAATGGTGATGCTTTATATACAGATAGTGGGAAAAAAATAACTCAAGCTATTATGGGGATGGGTCCAAAAGATGAAACAAAATTAGGAGCAGGGGTTTATAGATATTATGGAATAGGGCGTGAGGGGTTTGATGTAGTATCAACACAGTTTGCTATTCATTATTTCTTTGAGAACCCTGATACATTACATACTTATCTAGAGAATGTATCTAATATGTGTAAATTGGGTGGATATTTTACAGGAACAAGTTACGACGGGCGCAGTTTATTCAATGAATTGCGTGATTTAAAACCAGGTGATGCTGTAAATGAATATAAAAATGGAGAGAAAATATGGGAAGTTTCAAAATCATATGATATAGAAGAATTCAATAATGATACATCTTGTATTGGGTTAGCGGTTGACGTATATCAAGATACTATAAATAAAGTATTCCGCGAGTACCTTGTAAATTATGATTATTTGATTCAATTATTGGATAGTTATGGTTTTGATCTATTAACAAATGATGAAGCAAAAACAATGAAAATGCCGAATAGTATTGGTATGTTTGGGGAGTTATTCACTCATATGATGAATGAAATAAAACGCAGTAAGACAACACGGACATTCGGGAAAACAAAGGAAGAAATGGAATATGGAACTGCAGATAAATTAGAATTTGATGATACTCAAAAACGTGTATCATTCCTTAATAAATATTTTATATTCAAGAAGACGAGACAAGTAAATGCAAATGAAGTAAAAAAAACGTATTTATCAGGTTCAAATTCTATTGAGAAAACAATGTTTGAAGATAGATTGACAAAACAGACGAGGGAAGAAATAACTGGTATATTAGATGATATTGATACGGATACTATACAACCTCCTATTAGTGAAAAACAAACAGTGAAAAAGATTATAAAAAGGAAAAAACCGACCAAATTTGTATTAAAATCAAGTATCGCAGTGCCGGAAAATGAAGAACGTGGTGAAACAATAGCGTCAACAACAGCAATACAAGCGCCTACTACAGTTATCCCTACTCCCATACCAACTATTGATATTCAACCATCACAAAAAGAGATATTGGCAACAAAAGAAATACCTGAGAAAAAACAGACAAGAAAGAAAACACGAAAAATAGGTAAATTTAAAATAACAAGGAAGATAGATGTGCAAGATAAAGAGTAAAAATTATGAATTATTAATTATCAATTAAATAAAATATAGTTAAGTTATATTAGTGATAATTATTTGAAATATTTAAAAACCTAATTACCTACTAATATAAGATATATCTTAAATAATATTCTATGTATCTTATATTTTTATTTTGATATTAAAAATTCAAAATAAAAATTGATTCTCCAATATTGTCATATAATAGATGTAAAATATATATATATATATCATAGTTGAGAACAAGAAAATAATGAGTAATTTCACATTATATACTGATCTAGTCATTATTGTAGACCGTTCTGGTTCTATGATCTCTATGAATAATGGGCATGTGGAACAAATTTATTCACTTATTAAAACCCAAAAACAGTTATGTATTGATAAACCTGAAGTTGAGACAAAACTAACAATTATTACATTTGATGATGTAATTACTAATGTCGTTCTGAATAAAAATTTATCTAGTTACGATATCCCAGAAATTGAATATTTTATTAATGAATTAAAACCACGAGGTTTAACATCATTATTTGATGCTGTGATTAAAGGTGTAAACGAACAAAAAGAACGATGTGAAACCCACATTAAGTCATTGAATACGGAGTTGAGATCACTAGACCCAAAAATTAATAGGATTGTATATGTTATTACTGATGGTTACGATAATAAATCAACTAAGACCATCGAAAATATGAAAGAATTGTTGGATACTGAAGAAGAGGATAAGTATTTTAATACTATATTCCTTGGTGCAAATATCGGGGATGTAGAAAAACTATCTAGAACTATGGGATTTACTCCTGAACGTTCATTGACTATTAATCCAACATATAATGGTGCCAATGTTGGAATGGGTCTTGCTTCAAATTTAATTCGTGGAATTTCAACGAGTGCACGAACAGAATCATTCCAATTTACGAACCTTGAAAGGTCTATTACAAAAGACGCATAAAACAATACTATATAAAACAATATAAAACAATATAATATTTTTTTATAAGAATTAAATGGGATGGATATAATTAACTATGTCATAATAGAATTAATTAAGAAAAATAGAGTGAATAACATTGAATAAATTTAATTACAAATTAACTTTACATTAAAGTAATATAAACATTAAAATAGATACTATAATAATCCTATAATTAATAGAAAGTAAATAAATAATGATTTATTATAAATTAAAAAGCAATCCACATATTAAATCTATAAATAGTATTAATAATATAACTGCGGTATTTAAAGATATAACTAATAATGAAGAACCATATATAAATGCTCTATGCAATAAATATATTATCCAAGCAAAACAACACATAAATAATGAATTAGAATACTGGGATATATTTAAGAAAATGACAAATCCATACGAGTATATCCATACACCATATAGTGGTAAATCAATAGTTTCAAAATTACGACCATTATCAAGGGCATATTATAAAATGATTGAGTTATTAGAAGAATTTGAATTATTACAACAATACAATAAAACATTTATTAATACATTTCATCTTGCCGAAGGACCAGGAGGATTTATAGAAGCACTTGCTGAAAGTAGAAATAATAAATCTGATATATATCATGGTATAACACTTACAGATAGCACAAATATTATAATCCCTGGTTGGAGTAAAATAAATTCAGTATTAAAAAAATTTCCTAATATAATGATCGAGACCGGTGTTAGTGGAGACGGTGATTTATATAAATATGAAAACCTATTATATCTACAAAAGAAATATTCCAATACAATGGATTTAATTACTGCTGACGGTGGTTTTGATTTCTCAATTGATTTCAATAAGCAGGAGATTTATGCTATACAATTAATATATACACAAATTATATATGCTCTTATTTTACAAAAGAAAGGGGGTTGTTTTATAATAAAAATATTCGATTGTTTTAGTAAGAGTATGGTTGATTTAATATATGTATTAACGTCTTGTTATGATGACATATATATTACAAAACCTGATACAAGTCGTAAAGCCAATTCTGAAAAATATATAGTATGTAAAGGATACACACCGTTGGAAGATATAGTATTAAATAAGTTATTGGATATATTTAATAATATTGTCGTTAATGGAGAGAAACAAAGATATATTTGCAGTATTTTTGATAATAAACATAATATCCATTACATTAATGAAATAAAAGAAATAAATACACTATTTGGGCAAACACAAGTTGAAAACATATATCAAACAATTATTTTAATAAAGAAATGTAATCAAAGGAATAACAGTAAATATAATATAATGCAGAAGAAACATATAAACTTATGTATAGAATGGTGTAAAAAATATAATATTCCTTACAATGAAACCAAGAAGAGAAACTTATTTTTAGATAATGATATATAGATTAGACTATCAATGTTATCCATGTTTGTTATCCATGTTTGTTATCTTAAGGTCGCTATGCTATTGCCATTTTTGTAATAACCTTAGTGAAAAATACAATAATAACAATGAGAATATAGTATAAAATAATTTATCTGTTATTTTGTTATTTGTTTTTAATTTATTGATATTTTTTCTTATTTCTTGGATTATTTCTTGAGGTTTGGTGTTTCTAGTATTTTTACTATTCGCAAGGTTATACTTCGTCTCCTTGTTTTTACAACCATAATCAAATATAGTCTCACATAGATTAATGAAGCCTTCTTTTGTAGTTGAACCACTAACATTTTTATCTAATGAACGCGTCATTACTTCGGTAACTGTTTTTTCTGGTATAATCCCGTCACCTGCCATATCTTTCAATTCTGATATAGGTATATATCCTGATTGCGTGCTTTCGACATCATCAACATTTCTAACAGGTAAATTAACCTCAGCACATAAAGGTTCGCTACCTTCCATAAATGCAGAAAACATCTTAAGTGGATTTATAGCATACATATCGCTCATTATACCAGGCACTAAACCTTTTAAACCAGGGAATTTCATACCACTTAAATTTGATACAATAGGTATATCACCTGTTGGAACATTATTAATATACATTGATCTAGTTACATTTTTATTAGTCTTATAATCTTTACATTGTCCACCAGTTTCTAAAAAAAACTTGTTGCCTAAAGGTTTACCCGGTATATTACCAGAACCGCTACCACTTACTAATACTTCAACATAAGAAACTATGGCTGCTATATCATTATCTAACGCTTTAATTGAACCTTCGCCACTTACTCCTAATTTCCCTGGTGTTGCTATTTTTTTATAATAGGGATAATCAGGACCGAGAAATTTTTCCTCAACTTTATTAATATCCGTAACAATATCTTTAAAAAAACTCATATGGTATTATATATATATTTATATAATACTTTATACTTTATACTTTTTAACCGGTTATTTTTCAAAAGAAATACCATCACTTTGTTGTTGTGCTTCGTCACTTGCTTTTTTAGCTTCATTTGCCAATTCTACGAAACGTTGCTTATTTTCTTGTGATGTAGTGTATGCTTTAGTAGTATATTCCCGTAATTCTTTCTCTTGTGATGTCAGTTTATTAATCAGCATATCTTGGTTATTATTTGTTGTTTCTGCTAATTTAGCTTGTTGAACTAATTTGGATACCTGTATATTTAATTCATTTATCCCTGCCTGATTTTGATATACTTGCTTTATATCATTTTTAAAATCACTCTTTTCTTTCTGTAGGTTTTCTATCGCACCCGCGTTTTTATATGTTAATACACTTATTTCTGCGTTATTTTCATTACTCATCCCTTCTTTAATATCCAACATTTTCTCTCCGTTTATCCCATTGTAACTATTACAAAAAAATGAATACACATTATAAAAAATTAATACTATTACAAATATAATCAACAGATACACATGATAGTGATACATTATTATATATTGTATTATATATAATACTGTTGAAAATATAATATAATAAGTTATATAAATGTATTCATTCAAAATATATGAACCTGTTAGGCGTAATATAAGACCAGTTGATAATGGTATATCTAACCCGTCAAAAATCCCAGTAGCAAAATATTATCGTAAAACGTTAAATTGTGATTGTGATGGAGAGAAAAATGAAGGACGTGTTATAGAGGTTTTTAAAGATAAAGGTTGTTGTAAAAGTGACAATGAAAAAATTATACGCAGTGCTATAATAAATAAAAAAACAGTTGATTCAGGATATTGTATGGATTATAATCAATATTTAAAAAAGAGGTGTAAAACATACGAACAGCGAAACGTGCCTAAACCATCATGTAATAATGGGTGTAAAGAAAACAATATATATAAAAGAAGCAATTCATCGTTTTCTTCCAATGGAGCGGTGTCTGCAAGTCTTCAAATAGAAAGTATAAAACAAAATGCTTTATATTATCAGAATTAATAAAAGATATTATATGTATTATAATATATGTATTACAATATTAAGTAATCATATTGCATAAATTATATTGTGTAAATTATACTTATTTTCTTGTATGTTTTGCTGTTTTTTTACCAGTATGTTTTCTGGATTTATGTAATATTTTTTTATTTGCTTTTGCTGATTTTACATGTATACCATTATGTTTTTGCTTATGAATTGTTTTGACATGTGTTTTATTTGTATGTTTGTTTTTAATTACTTTCTTTGCTTTTTTTCCTTTTTTTAATGTTTTGTTTTTTTTATTTGAGTGTCTTTTTAATTTTTTACCTCCTTGTAATGGTTGTTGTTCATTAGATTTGTTAATTTCTTTAATTTGTTTGTCTGGTACAAGTGGTTGAATTAAGGGATTTTCCTCTTTATTATCTTCTTCTTGGACGTTGTTGTTTGTTGTTATTTGATTTAATTGAGTTGTATCTTTTTCATTGGGGGTGTTTAATCCAAGTAATTCATTTGCTCTATTTTTTAAATTTGAAAATAAATCTCCACCTCCTTGATCCATATTATAATATTTAGAGAGAAATAAATATTATATTTTTACATGATTTTTAACTAATAAATGTTAATTGTCTTATATAAATAAGTTAATAAGTTATTAAGTGTATACTTTTGGTATGTTAAATTATAATCATCATCTCATTCTTCTATATAATTCTAACGCAGCTAAACCCCCCGCAACTTGTGAAACAATATATGGTAATAAATCGCTCATTGGTATTTTCCCTATTGATGCCATTATTAAAGATACAACAGGATTAAAATTACCACCTGATATACAAGAACCAATATATATTGCTAATATTAAAGCACCACCTATTGCTAAAGCATCGCTAGTTGATAATATAACATATAAAAAAAAGAATGTTCCTATAAATTCTACTAAGTATTTATTCATTTTATTTATATTTTAATATACCATTACATAATTTAATTATTTATACTACATATTAACTGGTCTGGTGATTTATTGGTTTGTCATTATCTATAATTAATCATTCCGTCATAATCCTAGGCACTACATTCATACTCGTTAATTCCTGGAATAACAATTTACACGCATATGGCAACTCAACTAATGAGAAGTTATTAAAATTATCACAACTTTTACAATGGTGAATTCCTTTTTCATTATTGAATGCTGCGGTCAATCCGCAATTATTACAAACATACATTTTAAATTTATCAGAACAGTCATACATACGACCTCTTGTGAAACGTGACATTCCATTTGCGACCGTTGCGTCTCGTTCCATCTCTCCAAACCTTAATCCTCCATCTCTAGATCTACCCTCTGCTGGTTGTCGTGTAAGACCCACCATAGGTCCAATACTTCTACTATGTTGTTTATCATTTACCATATGTTTCAGTCTTTGATAAAATACCGGACCGATAAATATAGACGTCTCCAATTGTTCCCCAGTCATTCCATTCATCATTACTTCATTACCATGTGCCTCATATCCAAGGTTCAATAATTCCTCTGATATTGTTTTTACTGATAAATTATTAAAACTTGTTCCATCCCCGAATAACCCCAAGTCAAGCAATACTTTGCCTAGTAAGGTCTCTTTTAATTGTCCAATAGTCATACGGGAAGGGATCGCATGAGGATTAATAATAATATCTGGACGCGTTCCATCAGCCATAAATGGCATATCTTCTTCCGGGATGATAAGTCCAATTGTACCTTTTTGACCGTGACGACTGCTAAATTTATCTCCAATAACTGGGATGCGGTAGTTACGAAGTCTGACTTTACAGAAATTATAACCATCTCCATTGCGGTCAATAATATTCTTATCAATATATGTTTCCTCTACTGTCCTATGCATAATACTTTGGTCTGTATATTTAATAATCTTAGTATTATCATTCTTATTCTCTTTAATGGGGACTACTTTTCCAACAATTATATCCTTATTTTCTACTAATGCGTTTTCAGCCATCAAACCATTTGATTTCAACTTATCATAATTCGCAAATTTCATACCCTTCGTTACCGTTTTGTCTGGTTTACAACGCACTTCTTCATCACCATATACTTTTTTCTCCTCGTCTTTCTCAGTATGATAAATTGTTGCCGAGAATAATCCACGGTTTAGTGACCCTTCATTAAATATAATGGAATCTTCTTGATTATATCCGGTATATGACATAATAGCAACAATAGCCATTTCACCAGATGGGATGGCATTAAGGTTCATCATATTCATAATTCGCGTATCAACAAGGGGACGCATCGGGTTAGACAAGACATAACTGGTTTTATCCATCCTATTATCATAGTTTGTAACATATACACCCATTGCTTGTTTACCCATAGCACACTGGTATGTCACTCTTGGTGCCTGGTTATGTTCCGGAAATGGGATACAAGATGCAAGAATACCGAATATAGTGCTTGGATGGATTTCACAATGTGTATAAAGGTAATTTTTCTTATCTTTTCCAAAATTAATATCGCATGGTTTCATTGCTACCATACTAAAACTTTGTTCAGTTGCGTCAATATATTCAATAATGGAATCGCCTATTTTTTGATTAATTGTCAAATCATCCCATAGGAATTCGCATTTTTCTACTTTTTCAATAATTTTTGTTGTTAGAGTAGTATTTCTATTTTTAACACGCAAAAGAGGTCTGGTGAGTCTCCCTGCTTCATTGCAAATCTTAATTTCCTTCTTATTATAGTCAAATATAATCTGTGTATATATATTTAAGATACCGGCATATTTTTTCTCTTTTAGATATAAGAATAATTCATATGGATTATTAGTGATCCCCATCCAGTTCCCATTGATAATTACTTTAACTTTATCATATAAATCAATAGGGGCTTTATCATCAATCCCATCAATACGGGGTTCAATCATCTCGTAGATAATATTGCTATCAGATGGAATAGTCACATGTGTCATATAACTAAGATTTTTTACAACACCAACAGACGCACCTTCTGGTGTCTCTGCAGGACAAAGAAACCCCCAGCATGTATTATGCAATTTTCTCGGTGCGATCAACTTGCCATTTTTATCAATTGGGGTATTTACACGACGTAAATGACTAAGACTTGAGATATATGTTAATCTATTCAATACTTGTGCAACGCCCACTTTGGTATTTGTCGCCGTGTTGGAATTCTTAATACCAAAATCACCAGTAGCCAGGGCTCGTTTCAAGCCGTTTTCAATTGTTGTAGATTTAACAATTTTATAAATATTTGTATTTGTAATAATATTCATATAGTCATCTGTAGATCTCCAAGACCCATTATTAATTTCTTTTATAATCTGTTTTTCCATATCCTTGACCAATTTATTAAAGTAATTACGATACAAATTATTAAGTAAAATACCGGGTAAATCAATACGTTTATTAAGGTAACTATCGCGGTCATCTTGTGTTGTAATTTCAAGAGCCGTGCAAACAAGTTTATCCGTCATATATCCCAGGAAATATAACTTCTGTGTCATCGTTTTGCAATGTGGAAATAAATCATTATTCAATACATCTGCAGCAAAATCCATCTTTTTCTGTTTTCTGTCTTCTGGTTTGATATTAATAGGTGTGAAATTGACATTATTCACTATATACTGGAATGCTTCTTCTTGTGTAAGTGTGGTATTAGAATCAACAACCGACCCCCTCAACATAAACAATTTCTTTTTGTTTTTACTTGTTGAGTTATCAAGGAGAATATATGATATAATATCATTATCTGATAATACACCCAATGCACGGAATAAGATGAACAACGGAATTGGTTGTTTCATCCTTGGAATTTGGATATGAATAGGATGACCAAAACCATTATTTGAATTCAATAACATCATGCGGATATGTTTTGGAGAGATAATTTTGAAATCTGGAACTGACTTAATTTCTGCACTCCATGAATATTTTGTGCCTTTTACTGGGAAACAATATACAATATTTTCTGCTGCCCGTTCTTGTGCCAATACAGTTTTTTCACTACCATTAATAATAAAATATCCACCAGCATCAAATTTACATTCACCGGTTCGTGTATAATCCATATGTTTATATTGATTAAGAACGCAAATGCTTGACTTGAGCATAATTGGCAATTTACCAATATGGATATTCTGGAGTTTTTTCATTTGTGTAGTTACATTCTCAAGAGCATCACCTGACCGCCGAATAATCTTAATATTAATATCAATTGTCATAGCACTTGCATATGTGAAATTACGAATTCGTGCCTCATGTGGAAACATAATTTTCGTAGCACCATTATTTTCGTATGTTTGGGGACGGTAAATATGGAAATTATCAAAGGACATATACATTTCAAGAGCATATTTTCCGGAGACTTCGTCAAAATCACGCTCAGAACGAATTAAGTAATTATTAAACATACTTATAGTTTTCTTAATTTGATAATTGACAAAATCATTATATGACTCAATTTGATGTCTTACCATACGTCTTAAATGTTGTCCTTCAAAATAACTCTCAATTACAGACCATGGATGTTCAATGTATTTTTCCACATCATTAATAAATTTATCAGGGGTACCGGTACCAACAATATCTTTAATGATATGTTCTTCTGTAATATTATTAGTGTTTCGTGTCTTTGTAATAGAATTTACTGTGTTTTTAGGGTTGGTAGTTTTCAAATGTCGTTTTTTAGTACTAATAACTTTTTTGGGTTTCACTATTTGGATAGAAGAAGGATCCATAATTATAATATTATGAATATTTTCGTTGATATACTTTATTATGTTGTATTAATTATAGCTTTATTTTTATATCAATTATTTTTTAAACTATTATAAAATATGTTTTATCTAAAATTCCTGTTATATTTTAATTTTGATGCTATCTTCATTTTATTTGATATCTGAACTATATTATTATGTGTATTAAATTGTAATGGCATTGCCCTTGGTTTACAATAACATGGTTTTGTAATAATTTGACTATTATCATTAATTATTATTGGATCATTATATAATATTATACCACTCTCAAAGTATAATATCCCTTCGTCTGGGACATTCAATTCTTCTCTCAAAATGCTTCTATCATTAGTAAATTTTCTATAATATTTAAATATTTTATTATTAACTATAATATAGTCTCCAGTAATCCCATATTGAATATTTATTAATTTATTTTCTAAATTTTCCAAAAACAACGAAATAATATTATTAATTAAAGAATTAGAATCAAAAAACTCTTTTACTTCATTATAATTTGTGATTATATTTTTATTCCAATTATTAACTATAATATTGTATAATTGTATATTATTAGAATTATAATATTCGTATTTATAATATTTATTTTTAATACCATTAATTAGTGGATAAACAACAGGTTTATTGGAGAAATTATCTATAATAAAATCAAAATCTGTATTTTGGTCAAATAAATTAAATAAATCATTTTGTGAGTTTATATTTTTGATGTAATTTAAAATATGTATATTATTATTATTCATATCGACACCATTATCTATAATATCAACACCATTAATATAACGTATTCCATCTGTATAACAATTTTTGATATTTATTTTTTCACACATAATACCTATTAATCCAGAAGATGAACCCGTCATAAAAGAACCTGTATTATAACAATTTGTTATATTTATCGAACCAAATGAATTCATATAAACATTGTAATTAGCATTTGATCCAACAATACCACCTGAATTTGTAGAAATATTTCCAGTATTATAACAATTTGTTATATTACATAAACTACTTATATTATTATCTGTATTATTACATAATCCATATCCTATTATCCCTCCTCCATATCTTGATATATTACCAATATTATAACAACCAAATATTGAACAATTTCCTTGATGAAAAATTCCTCCTATAGCACTATAAGCTCCAGAAATTCCCCCAGCATACTCAGAAATATCACCACTGTTATAACAATTTTTTATATTACAAATACCCTCCATTCCTGAATATGAACCACTTATACCACCCCCATAATCTCTTATATTTCCAGTATTATAACAATTTTCTATAATACAATACCCTTTTACACCTGAATATGATGAAACAATTCCTCCTCCGTGTCTATCTATATTCCCACTATTATAACAATTTCGTATTATATGTCTTAGTGTTAAACTATTAAATGATGGAATTCCTACAAATCCACCAGAGTAAAAAGATATATTATTTTTATTATAGCAGTTATTTATTATGAAAAAAAATTGGTTTAAACGAACAAAATATCCACAACCACCATAAAGCAATTTTCCATTTATTATCCCTAGATTTTTAATTAGAGGATAATATTTTTCATCACTTGTAAATGACCATAAACCATTATAATCAAAAGCGAATAAACCATCATATAAAAAAATTCCAGAAGCATCAATTTCAATATTATTACCATCAAAAACTTCATTTTTAGCAATAAAAAAATATCCATTTATTTCAATACCACTAATATCAAGCCATTTTAATATTTTAATATTATCTCTAATTTTTATATATTTTTTTGTTATAGTTTCTCCATCAATTATTACATCTATATTTTTAACATCAAATATTTTTTCTCCTGTACTCTTCAATTCCAAATCTGAAAAATTAGTAATTGCTTGTGTTAAAACACCATCCCATTTATTAATATTATTATTAAAATAAATATCTTTAATATTTACATTATGTGATTCTAAAACCCAATCTATTGAATTACCAATATTATTAAATGAATATCTTATTTGGATATTTATATCATTTTCTATATTTTCTATATCATCCTTATAATATTTAGAATTTAAATTACATGTCATAATATCAACATGTGAAATTGAAAAATTACCTTTTAAATATTTTAATAGATTACTTATATTATCACTAATATAGCTATATTTTGATTTCTTAATAGTGTTATTATCATGCAATGATTTATAATATTTATCTTTATAGAATGGTAATACTTCATATCCTGGATAATGATAAATAAATGCCACATTATCAATATTTATAATATCTTTAAAAATTGGATTTTCAAAGTAATCAATAATATTTGAAATATCTGGATATTTACTTTCTAATAAGACAATATTGTCCTCTCTCTCCAATGATTTCATAAATATTTCATCATTCTCAATATTCTTATGAACAAATACAACATTTTTATAATACATATATTTATAGTTTTTATTTTTAATTAAATGATATATGCTTAAATACTATAATACTTATAAAATTATGAAACAAAAATATAATTATTTAAAGAAACAAACACCATATTCCAATACATATACTCAAAAGAGTTTTATTAATGCTATGGATAAAAAACAGAGAGAAAATAAGATGAACCTGGGATTAAAAAAGTATTATTTACATTCTAAAAACCCACATACAAATGATTATTATGATGCTATATTTAATGGCGATACAATAATGAATTATAACAGAAACAATAATATAATAAATGATAAGAACCAACATAATACCTCTTCATATTCATATAACGGAAATGGTATAGAATTCAGAACAGTTAATTGTAAAATAGATACATTAACCGATCTAATTCAATTAATAGAAGCGTCACCGTTAAAACATAAATACACGGGTGAAAAAATACATTATAATATTAATATGGATGCTTTACATCGTATTTACGAACCAATTAAATCACTCAATTCCATGATTGGGATGACTAAACTAAAAAGCGAAATAATAGAACAAATTTTATATTTTATACAGGATCTCCAAACCACCGAAGGAGATTTTATGCACACCTGTATATATGGACCGCCTGGAACTGGTAAGACAGAAATCGCAAAACTAATGGGTGATATATACAGCAAATTGGGAATATTATCACAGTCAAAATTCATAAAGGTTACAAGAAGCGATTTAATAGCCGGTTATATAGGACAAACAGCAATTAAAACGAGGAAGGTTATCGAAGATGCATTAGGTGGGGTTTTGTTTATAGACGAGGCATATTCTCTCGGGAATAGAGAGAAACAAGATTATTTTGCTAAGGAATGTATTGATACTTTATGTGAGTGCTTAAGTTATTATAAGAAGGATCTAATGGTTATTATAGCCGGATACGAAAAAGATTTAAACGAATGTTTATTTGCTTATAATAAAGGGCTGAATTCAAGATTTACATGGAGGTTTGAAACAGAAGAATATTCACCCATTCAATTAAGGGATATATTCATAAAATTAGTCAATGATATTGGATGGAAATGCGATCATATAATCCTTAATATATCGTGGTTTAAAGAACATAGTAAATATTTTATTTATTATGGTCGTGATATGGAAACATTATTAGCAAAGACTAAAATAGCACATTCAAAAAGGGTATTTTGTATGGACAATAGAGAGAAAAAGAATATTATAATGGATGATTTAACAAAAGGTTTTAATAAGTTTATTCAAAATAAAGAAGTAAAAGATAGATTAAATAATGATATATCAAATGATATATTAACTTCTATATATTCTTAAGTATATAGATTATATGATATATGTTATGTTTTTATATTTTATATTTTATATTTTATATTTTATATTTTATATTTTATATTTTTAAACATAAAATTACAAAATTGATTTAATAAATTACCATATTACTCACTTACATAAATAAAATAATAACCTACCATCATGACAAACGTCCAGGAAAATTTAAAAATTACAGATTTAAACCTTCAAGGAATGGAAAGCGAATATATTAATGTACTTATTGATAACTCATATGGAGAAGAAGATAATTGTTTATATTCATTTCCGTTTTCCAGACAAATAATCAATGATTTTAATCAGAGAATTGTAACACTTAATAATTATGAAACACAGATTGATATTTATAATTATCTAATGATTTGTGATAAAGGTTCTAAGGAGTTAGCAATTAGGATCGCAATGCTTGATAAAAAAAATAAAAATCTTAATTTTATACAATTCTATAATAGATTTGTAAATAATAAATTTTATAGCAGGGATGAATTGAGGAATGCTATTGAGAAATATTATGATAATAAACAGGATTGTGAGATAAAACACGGTTTTATTGAATTATGGGATGTCAGTAGTGTAACCGATATGAGTTATATGTTTTGTAATAGTCAATTTAATAGGGATATTTCAGCTTGGGATGTAAGTAATGTTACAGATATGAAGTTTATGTTTTACAATAGTCAGTTTAATGGAGATATTTCAGCTTGGGATGTAAGCAATGTCACTAACATGAGATACATATTTTATGGTAATGTGTTTATTAAAGATATTTCAGGTTGGAATGTCAGTAATGTAAAAGATAGGAGTTGCTTGTTTCTAAATTTATAACAAATATATTAATTTATGCTTATTTTATATAATCTACGCACATTATGTAATAAAATTGATTATGAAATTATATATTATATAAACAAGTTAAATAGTTTCACAAATTATAAGATATAGTATTTAAATATGTGTTCTTTTATTGGAAAGTTAAATGATCATATTAACATAACTAAAGTTTGTATTAAATATAAATTTAGACTAACTTCAAATTTAACCAATGGGGTACTTTTAAATAATAAAATCAATGTTATGGGTATTTATAATAGGTATACAATTCCTATTGATTATTTAAAAATTAATAATGATGAATTTAATGAGTTCCCAGTCAAATTTGGGAGTAAAAATAGTAAATTACTTGTTTATGAAACTGATTATGGTTATTTTATTAAACCATTTGAAAGAGTAGCAAGAAACTAATTTGAATTACTATTTCAATTTGGTGTTGGTTGTACCTATTATGATAAAGATAAAACTATTTTCATACCAAAATAAAATATAAAATATAAAATATAAAATATAGAATATAGAATAAGATATCCTATAATAACGCCTATTATAAATCACTTAAATTTATTTATTTCATTCATGAGTTCTATTTTTACCATTGTTTTTTCTATACTAGTTTTTTCTTTCATACCATTAAATAAATAATCAGTATCTGGTTTTATTTCATTTTCTTTTACCTGCTTATAAATTTTATAAATATTTTTTTTAATACCTTTTAGTATATTGTCATTATTATGAATATTTATATCCATATTAATATTTTCTGTCAGTAATGCTATAGCAAAATACATTATGTACCTTCTTTTTTTCTTAACACCGTTTGTGTAACGAATTGTAAATATATTTAATAAACTATTTATAATTTTACTAATAAGTTTAGTTCTTTTCATACCCTCATGTATAATCCCCTCCCATATCATCCATATTATATCCATTTGTTTTTTCTCATCAACGGGGACAAAACTTCTTCTCTCGCAAAGACAACTCTCTTTTTGTTTCTTACATATACTCTCATATTCTGCTATCCATTCCATCCAATAACAAGCATTCGCCATATTATTCCCCTTCTTATCAATACAATACATGAACTCATTATAGGCAATAAATAATTCTTTTGGGTCAGTTGATTTAAATACAAGTGTTGAATATGAAATATTGTCAGCCCTTAAGCGATAATTTATTTCTGTTAAATTATAATCACATTTTTTAATCTTAATAGTGTCGTAACTGTGTTTTTTTTGAGAGAAACATAAAATACTTATTATTTCGCTAAATAATTCCCTAATTTTAATATTGTTACGCATATCTATTTCTTTTTCAATATAACCATTTAACACCGTATCTCTAAAATTTTCTAATCTAAGATCAATATAAATAGGTAATTTTGGATTTCCATAATGTATATGTTTTCCCATAATAAAAATAATAATTTCCCATATATCAAGAAAGTGACCGGCACATAATAGTTCTACACACCAATAATTAGCTGTTTCTACTTTTCCTTCAAGTATAGATTTTTGCATTTGTTTTTTCACTTCTGTTTTCTTGAATTGAGAGAAGGAAAATCCAATAAATTCTTTTTGAAGTCTCTTATCATTAATTTCATTATTATTATTATCATAATGTGACATATTATATAATAATATCTATAAAGTTATTACAAAAAAATATTTATTATTTATTATTAACTAATTAGTATATATATATATATATATTATATGTTAAAATATTCCCATTAAACTTACTAATCTTAAACACGTTAACTTATATGGTTTACATTGCTTACATCCCAGGCTGAAATATCCCCATTAAATTTACTATTATAAAACATAAACCTCATATCTGTTACACTACTGACATCCCATGCTGAAATATCTCCATTGAAAACACTACTATGAAACATATAACTCATATCTGTTATTTTACTTACATCCCAAGCTGAAATATCTATACTATATTCAGTATTCATAAACATAAAACTCATATCTGTTACATTACTAACATTCCAAGCTGAAATATCTATACTATATTCAGTATTCATAAACATAAAACTCATATCTGTTACATTACTAACATTCCAACCTGAAATATCTCCATTAAATTTACTATCACAAAACATGGAATTCATATCTGTTACACTACTGACATCCCATCCTGAAATATCCCTATTAAATTGACTATTTTTAAACATAGA